TTAACACCTGTTAAATTATAAGTAATTGCATTTAAAGCACTTAGATTAACTGCTGTAAGATTTGTAACATATTCATTAGCAATATGTGCAATACCGCTTACAAATAAATCGTTCTGAGTTTGTAAATCACCTGCAATAGATACCCAACTATTTGAACTAATTGGTGCGTTGCTAATACTTAAATCATTAGAACCTGGTACTATAATAGGATGAATGTATATCCCAACGTCAGTACCTTCTACCTTAAATCCTGATAATTCTTGAACTAATATATTAACCTGATTAATTGTTGCAGAAATTGCAGATAAATTACTTACTAAAAGTGTGTATGGATATGGAACAGTTACAATATTTCCAGAAAATGGTGAAATTGTGTTAGTGTCTATATCTCTTGCTGAAAGTGTTGAACCTGCTGATAAAACCATATCACCACGCCAAGGATTATCATAAGAAGCAATGGGATCATATCCAGCATCTGGTATTGTTGGGTCTTTATATGTTTGGTGCGAATATCTATGAAATTTATTATGAAATCTTGAACTCATTTAAAACATCCTTTCAAGCCTCTACTAATGTAGGAACGGCAACATACCGCTACTAATATTAAAGCTGTTTTAAATATTTAGTAATCTATCTCAAGTTTTAGCAATATATTTCATACAATTGGCAATAGCCTGAATTTCCATATTCTTTCTAGCTACGTCTGTATAACTGGCAATATGTGGTGTTAAAACAGTATTTTTGAGTGTTTTTAATTTTCCTTCATATGGTTCTTGTGAAAAAACGTCTAAAATTGCTGTCATAGCGGGATTATCAACCAAAATGTCAAATAAAGCTTCTTCGTCTATTATATCACCTCTCGATGTGTTGATTAAACATGCATCCTTTTTCATAAGGGATAATAAACGCTTGCCAATAAAATGATAATTACCTTTACACATCGGTATATGAATTGTTATAATATCAGAAGTGTGTAATAACCATTCTTTCGTACTGTTAGATAAATCTGGTATAATATCATACACATTTATCTCACATCCAAATGGTAGTAATAAATAGTGTACTTTTGAACCTATATTACCATTCCCAATAATACCAACAGTCAAAGACTTCAATTCTTTACCAATTTTCTTATTGTCCCAAGTAGATTCATTAAATTTCCTAATGTGATTAAGAATTTGGAATACAACATATTCAGCAACGGCTTGAACTGGTGCATATGGTGTATTTTCTATCGCAATACCATGTTCTTTACAGTAATCTTCGTCAATATTGTCAATTCCACTACCTCTTCGTGAAATAACCTTCAAATTTGGATATTGTGCTAATACTTCTGCATCATATTTCTCTATTCCAGCTAAAATTGCAAAGGTGAGATCATTTTTATGAGTTTCACCACCATGTTTATCTATTTTAATCATGTTAATTATTATATCAGAAAATCCTAAAAATACAACTATACTTTACTAAATAATTATAGCAGTAATCAAAGATGTTGAAGCATACTTTGAAACAAGTGGAGTGAATACTCGCTGTCCTGCTACAAAATTATTTATAAGGAGTGTATCATGTATCAAGAAACAAAAGTTTGTTCCACCTGTTCTCAACCTAAAACATTAGACAGTTTTTCAAAAAAGAAATCAGCTAAAGACGGATTACACCCTATTTGTAAATCGTGTACTAAAAGTTACAAAAAACAATATTATATAACAAATTTAAAAACAATACAAGAAAAGCGAATAGTATATAATCAAGAAAACGTAGAAAAAAGAAAAGAACGAGATAATGAATACTATATAAAAAATCGTGATAAGCACATTGAAACTTCAAAACAATTTAGAAAAAATAATCCAAATTATATGAAACAATATCGAAAAGATAACGCCGAAAAAATAGCTATAGATAAAAAGGCATACAAAGCTAATAAACTTAAAACCGATATTAATTATAAAATAACAGAATATTATAGAGCAAGGGTAAGATTAGCTTTAAAGAACAATCAAAAAACTGGCTCAACTCTCGATCTTATAGGATGTACAATAGAAGAACTTAAAAATTATATACAGCCATTATTTAAACTAAACATGTCTTGGGATAATTATGGTAAGAATGGTTGGCATATAGATCATATAATACCGTGTAGTTCATTTGACTTATCCGACCCAGAACAACAGCGTAAATGTTTTCATTATACTAATTTACAACCGTTATGGTGGTATGAAAACTTAGAAAAGAGTGCTAAAATAATTAATTGATTATCGTAGATTATTCCAATACTCTACCATTAAATTTTTATATACCATATCATCTGTTTCAGCTAATTTGATTTCGTCCCAACGATCCTTATCAAATCTAACATACATAGGAAAGGTTCTCAATAGCCCCACAACGTCTTTTGGTGGTAGTTGTGGCATGTTGAGATAGATGGAGATGTGGAAGCCACCATAGGGCATATTCAAGTACTCATCTAAATTAAAATATCCCTTCTCTAAACAATACTTTTGTAAGTCTGTACCACCTGTAGGAACGTATGTAGAAATAACTTGATTAACGTCATTAGACCAATTTGTTATTTGTCTATTTAATTCTATGGTGTCAAATACCATTTCTCTAGTCTCATCTGGTAAACCTATGATATTATTTGTTGTAAATTTTATGCCATTTAATTTTAATATATTAGCAGATCGTAAAAATTGATCGTTGGTAAAGCGTTTATTTAATATATTCATTCTATATTCTTCATTACCAGATTCAAGACCAATTGAAATTCTACTACAACCCATTTCCTTTAAAATTGCTGTATTTTCTTCTGTAATATTTTCACTACGTGCCTCACACCAAAACGGTATATTGAATTGTTTGTAAAATTCTGCAAATTCCTTAACATGTTCATCAGATCGTGCAAAGAAGGTTTCAGAAGAGAAATAAATGAATTCTGGTTTATGTTTATTGATCTGGTATGTCAATTCTTCTTTAATACGATCAATGTTCTTAACTCTGCCATATTTATGTCCACCCTCTTTGTAAATTCGTTTAAGTTGTGGTGCTGAACAATATGTACAATTATATGGGCAACCTATATCGAACCAGAAGGGTAGAATCTTCAACATCTTTCCAAACATTGGTCTATAGTGGCGTTTAGGTTCAAATAGGTCAAAATCATCAAATGGAATGGTATTAATGTCGATTGGTGGACGCATGGGGTTTTTGTGTATATTATTTGGATATGTAGCATCTTTAACCCATAAATTTTTAATATTATAAACCTTGTTTCCTTGTTGTTTTTCTATAATCTGGCACAATTCGTAAAGAGCTTCATATCCCTCTCCAATACATATAGAATCTACATCAGGGTTAGCTATGGCGTGTTCAGGAAAAAATGTTGGATAAATACCACCCATTATAATATGTAATTCTGGATATCTATCATGAATATTCTCAATAAGACTTTCAGCAATCTTATGTGTGAAATCATTACAAGAAATAGCCAATACATCTGGTTTAAAATCCTCTAACTTATTCACAAAATCTTGATGCATGTCTGTGGTCTTATATCCTACATCAGCGTCAGAGAATTTAAATGGTTTGTTCTGACAGATTTCTACACGCATTTCATCAGCACTTTTTTCCATGATCTTATAAAAGGTTGTATCAAATAAATCAACTTCTACACCACGCTCTTTAAGATGAGCTGACATACTGGTAATGGCTGTAGGGATAACCATCATTAGAGGTAAGTTAGGATATAGGAATAAGACTTTCATAGTCCACCTGAACAACTATCAACATATTCTACACGATCACATGGAGCATGACCAATAAGATATCTACTAGGTGAATCTTCGTGACCATCATCATAATCAGCATCCCATCTTTGTTTTCCTGAAACTGAACCACATCTTTTACTAAACTCTTCGTCTGTTAATAATTTATCGGGATTTAATTCTTTATTAAATTCAAACTTCCATATAAATTTTGATTGATGTAAATCATTTTCTCTCATTGGTTTTATGTCCGTATCAGTAACATATCCTTCAAAATTATTATCACAACATGTATGAAATTTTCCAATAATTATAAATTTGCCATTTTCAATAGCCTTTTTACAATTTTCATATGTTTGATATTCAAGATTTCCTTCATTATAAATATCATCACCATATTTCTTATAAAAATACTTGGTCAATTCAGCAACAGAGTTAATTGTTATTCCATTTTCTTCTAAATCAATACATACGTTGATATTAATTTTAGTTGATTTGTTACACGCTACTATATAATTACTGTTCATTTAGTTCCTTTCAATAATTCGTCTTGATACATATACCAAAGTTCTACATAATGTTTAGAGTGATCATTTAAACAAGATTTGAATAATATATCATAAGTTGTGTTATTGTCAATTAGTTTCTTTAATTGATTAGGTTTCGGTCCACAAAAATGTATGATACTTGCATCACGATTAACACCAAAGAAACTATGCCAATTATTCTCTAATCCGATATCAGTTACCAATCCTTTAAAAAAGGTGTTATAGGCACCCTGAGTGGTTGTATCCCCTATGGCAAATGTGTAATCACTTTCAATATAAAACTTCTTGAAGTCTTCATGGTATTTTTTATATTCATGTATATTGAAAAGCATCACACCGTTGTTAAAGAAATCATCTTCTCTCGTGGCAACACCTAGTGGAGTTTTAACAAGAGGAAAAACAGGGTCTTTCAAAAACATTACATCACAATCACAATATAACACATATTCTTCATCTGGAAATAAATCGGGTATATCCATTCTCATACTTTCAGTGATAATGAATGTTTTATTGTAATATTCGGGATAATGTTTATACATATCTTCGATGTATTTATTTTTGCATTGTATTTTATTAAAATCAAAGTGTTTTATCTGTTTGATAAATGATAACTCATGATAGATTATTGGTATGTCGTTATCTTCTAACCATCCTGTTGTTCGGTCTTGATAACCATCCCAAATTACAACAGGTTCAAGTGTTGTATTGACTTTTAAGGAGTTTATTGCAACCTTTAAAAGATTGTGTGACGAATAGCTATTGTAATCGCTGTTAGTTGTGAATACTACTTTCATAATACATTCTTCAATTGCCAAGGTGAATCCAATTCCATTATACCGTAAGCTTGGACATAAGGCATAATCTTCTTACCTAGCCATGTGAACGGTGGTATGCCATTATTAGCTACAAGCACATCACGTTTCACTATCCAAAATCCGCCATTAAAGAAATACGTATCTTCAAATGCATTCTTATCATTTAGGTCTACTTTATTCTCTTTAATAACATCTGGATCAATCCAATTTTTTAATGATCCATTAACATCTTTATATGCTCTGAAAGGATTAAACATATTGAAACATGAGACAGACACACAAGAATCGAATGTAGGACGCTCCATTAAACTGTGTGTTGCTGAACTTAAAGATTGAGGTGTTGCCCCACCACGACAATTTCCTAATAATATTGTTAAATAATCAAGTTTTCCGTGAATTTTTTCAATAGCTTCCAATCCTTGTAAAATAGCTTCATAGTGATGATTACCATCCTTTTTGTATTTAGAAGTATCTTCTTTAATAAATTGTTTAGGTGGCACAATTAGTTCATCATAATCATAGTCAGTAATTACATATACTTGATCATAAATTCCACTTAACCATGCGGCACGTAGATTATATTTATACAACTGGATGCCATCACTTGTTACTGCTAAATTCTTATGTGGGATACTTTTACTCTTAGCACTTATTGTTTGTAATGCACAATGTTTCATAATTCCTTTTCAAGTGTCGATTTTCGAAACGTATCTAGTTTACTACCTTCTGTACAATTTACAATATCTAAATCCAACTGATAAATTTCGATCATATTTTTCAACAAATCAAATGATTCTAGCTGAATTGCGGTTAAAGTGTTTCTGTCACAGGTATGGCAGATTCTATGTTTGGTGTTATATTCCTTGTTGTGGAAATAGTTATCAAACCAGAATGTTTTTGATGTATCAACAATATCATTATTCACTTCAAAATTAAAATCAAATCCTAATAATATGATCTTCTTATATCCCATCAAATAACCAATTAACGATGCAAAATAACCTGAGTTACCCCCAACATTCACAAAATTATCGAAACTTGTAGGTGGTATCCAACCCACATTAAATCTTGGCAACGCTATGTAATCCCCACTATCGATGGGAATACCTTCTATTAATTTATAAAATCCTAAAGCGTTTAATTTTTTATATTCTTTCCATAAAGGATTTTCTAACACTTTGGACATCTTACGTATAATTTCTTCTTGGGTGTATTTTTCCGATAACATTTCTCTAAGGTAAATAAGCTCAGTCATTAAAGGGTATGTAAATTTTGTTGTATCAAATTTAACATCTGTTGGTTGAGTTGGTGTAATAAACTGAATTTTATCGTAAGTCTCTTTATCTGGCATGTTTTGAAATAAATCCGTAGAATATTGTCGATTGATTATACAAAAGAATTTATCACATTTTAGGTAATTATTTTTGATGAATCCTAAGACTTCGGTTTTATCCCAAAATTTATAGTCATAAGTAAGAAATCCAAAATATTTAGGAAACCAATTAAGTTCTTGGTATCTAATGAAGGCACCATTTAATCCAAATGTGTCGTAATTAGATAATGTATTTAAATCGATGTTTGCTAGGGATTTTCCATTACCTAAAATTATAAGTGTTTTCATTCTTATTACTTTAGCATAATTTTGTCGGAAGTCAATTAAATGTGTTGTAAAATATTCAACATATTATTATGAAGTTGAGCGATACATCTATTAAGTACATCAGATGTAACCAACTCATTTACGCCTACAAACATATTATCCTTTGAGGTTAAATACATTGATGCATATTCTTCTGGTGTGTAATTAGTTATGACAATTTCCGCTATACCATTTCCATTGGTCACATATGATACACTACCCAATAAACATCTACGGAATAATTCGATATTATCCCAAAAACGTTTAAATGATATGTTACATACCCAATCCTGTATGTATTCATTTTTATTCACTAATAAATCAGATATATCCCATTTTACATTATTAAATTCACTGAATAAACTGTTATTGACCACGTTTACATCAAAATATTGCAATATATTCTGTGTATTAGCGACATACAAGGAATTATTTTCATCGTGATATATTGAGTTAAAGTTGGCGTTAGCAATTTCACGACCAATGATACCTGCATATTTTCCATTCTCTTGAATTTTGATAATACATGTAGGACAAGCAACATATAAGAATCCGCTGTTATACATATTCTGGATTTTTAGTGGTACGTTATTATCAGGATTGGTATAACTATAGCTATTAATAAATACGCCTTCGTAAGTGTATTTATATACCTTGGTCTTAGTTAATACATGGATATCATTCTGTGTATCAAAAGCAATACTGATAATACCATCAGTTTCGGGGGTAGTTCCAGTTATTTCAGTTGGTAATAAAGTTTGTAACCAACTTCCAGTTCGTGTATACTTTTTAATCGCAATATTATTCGTGTCAACAATCCATACGTTATCCTGTAAATCAATAACCAAATCGTTAGGATTATTAAACTTCATCTTAGAGTTTTTGCCACCAAGTCCACCCCATTCATACAAGAACTTAGAAATAACTACATCAGATTCCTTATAAGCATCAAATACCAATACTCGGTGTTTTGGTGCGTCTAATATGTAGATTCTGCCAGTAGAGTCTACATCAACAGCTTTTGCTTCGGCTATCGCATCATCAATAGTTTTATTCGTAATTTTATGTAGTAATGGTGGATTCAATCGCATATCAAATAATTCTACCTTATTTGTATCAGCCACGTATAAGATATTATTCTTAGCAACAACATCATTAATAGCTGATAATGTAGCATCACTTAATGATGTTGTCAAGTCATGATAATTTGGATAATCAACAATATTCCAACCAAATTTAACATAATTATCGTCATTGTATGATCCTAACCAACCAATAAAATCAATAGGTGGTAAGCTATAGAATTTGGTCATGTTAATCATGTATTCCATATTGCTATTCATTCGGTTAATAGAATTATTGAAATTGTCAGCGACACCCCACTCATTGATAGGAATTTTCACTTGTTCCAAAGTATATGGTAAGGTTAATTCTTCTGTACCAAAGACTCTAGTAATATTAGGATCATATTCTGGATATGTTGATAAAATTGTTATGGCATTATAAATGGTGTTGGTATAGGTCTGACCACCAGATAATTCACCCGTAATACCAAAATTGAATGTTCCTTCAATTGGATAAGCAGATATAAGAAAATCGCTGTAATCTGTTCTATGATAATAACTACTATTACCGTCAAAGAAACTAAATCCAGTTAATAAATTTGATGATAGCGTATTGTTGAAGATGTAAATATCCTCACCAATGATGCCGTATCTATGTCGTGGTGTAAATGATAATACAGGAGCCACTATGTAATTAATATTAACACTTGTTATTTCAGTAGTCGAATTTGTACCCCAATCATTAGGCGCAAATGTGTTAGGAATTGATGTATCAGAATCTCTTTTTATAGTTAATACCAATGGAGTTGTTGTGCCATATTTCAATGTTCCCATTAAATCGTCTGTATAACCTACAACTAAATTTGTACTGAAATCATCATCAGTACCAGTAATCGTCCATTTCAATGTTGATAAGAACCATTGTGAGACTCCATAAGCTTCATACAACGGAGTACTTGCTGGAAAACTAACTGATTTAGTAGCAGTGATAGGATATGTAGTGGTGATAATAATGTTATCACTATATGAATTAATTTGGAGTGTAGGTGTATCATATGCTAATAACTTCATATTCTGAAAATATATGCTGCTGTTATCAGTTTCTTTTGTATTCGGATATGACATCGTAACACCATTAATATCACTATTGAAGGTTTCTGGCATCAATGGTGGTAATTCATCATTATGTAAACGTAACTTGATAGGTAAACCTGATGTTGGTGTCGTTGTAGATGTTGTAATATTTATCGCAGGTTTATTAGTCATTGTGAAAATTAATGGACTATTATCAACATACCAATTGTACGTTGGTGCAGTTGTATCACTTGCAGATAAATAGAATATTTCGGTATGATCAACATCATAGCTTGATACACCATTTGTAGCGGTTATAACTGATGATGTATTAATAACTTGAGTTGTATTAGATGTAAATACATACTTAGGCCAAACAACAAAATCAGCACTTAAAAAGGATGTTACGAAATGAAGATTGATATCAGCTTCAAAATCATGTGATGATAACCAGTTTGATGCAGACACACCAGTTCTGAATAATTTTATTGTTGATAGTGCAGCCGTTGCATTATTACAAACAATACTTGATGATTGTGCAGTAGTTGTTCTTCCGTCACCATATTCAATCAATCGAGTACCTGATACAATTGGATTATTACTAAACCAAGAATTATCATATGTGCTCAACACATAAGAAGTACTTTTCTCTCTGTACATATCTGTGATAGCTGAACTATTTTCATAATTTGTTCGTAAATTTAAATTGACACTTGGGAATGTATCGATAATAACATTTCTGTTGGCTGATGCTGAATACACATAAGCTTCTGGATCGTTATAATTGTTAAATGAACTTGCTTGTAAATTAAATGTACAATTTCTGCCGTAATCATTGTAATCAAATGTTTCTGAGGTCAATTTAACTACCACGGTATCATAGGTGTAATTATTACCATTGTATGCACTACCATCGAGGTTATAAATATTTGAACCACCTGAAATAGAATTTGTCATATTCCATTTTATCTTATTGGCAGGATGTAATGGAACATACGTACCATTTTTATCATTTAAAAGTTTTGCCGTTAATGATCTAACAAATGGTGCATTATCCAATGCCACTGCTGATAGATAAACTGCTGTCGGTGCAGAGTATACTTGGAATGTGTGTAATTGTGAAATATTCGTAGAATCTACAAAAGGATTACCAGAATATGCAACTTGTAATGTATAGATTTGATCTGGATCATTTTTATACTTCAATTTTAAATAATCTAGTCCATAATAACTATTACTAGCTGAAATATTTCCACCTACATCGTAGAAATTTACAGTAGATAATAATCCAACGTTTCCAGTTAAATTCGTTCCAACTGTACAACCATAATATTTTAAATTTGATAAATCATTAGGAACAATACCAGAACATGCTGTAATATAAGTTCCATAACTATCGATACCACTCCAAATAATAGGATATAATAAATTGTTGTAGTGTAAAACTCCTGACTCACCTAATACTGCTCTTTGTACATTCACTATTTCTGAGGTTAAGTCTTGGGTAATTGTAGTAAAGCTAATATCTTCACTTACAATTGGATCATAATTAAATGTATAAACATATGGTATTCTTTTATCTGGTGTACCTTCTGCTTCGGCAAAAAAGGAACTTACAGTATATGTTTGATGTGTTAAATTAGTAGATGTCAATTGTACATAATCGGCAGAAATTGACCAGCCTGATACAGTGGTATTTGATATATCAAAAAGATCACCTGTCTTTAAAAAACGTGCAGATAATTTCAAATCGTTTGTGGTGCTGGATTCACCTCTCCAAGAAATAGCTCTACCTAATGTAAAATTAAAAGGCCATATAGTACTGATGCCTGTTAGAAATTGTGAAGTAGTATTGTGTTTATATTGTACCGCACTTAATTGTACGTTAGTATAATCATAGCGATTATCGATAGAGTGTATTGATGGTGGATAAAAAATAATACTTTCTGCCGTGATATTAGGTACATCAGTCCAGCATGATATAAGAAAGGCTTTAGTATCGTTTTTCAACACTTCAAGTTTCAATGAAGCATTGGTAATATAAGGTGCATATACATTTAATGGAGTAGCATAGTTGGCACAATATTTTATGAAAACCGTAGATGTGTTAGATGCAAACGTCGAACTTGATACGTTGTGGAAATCTACCCATAAATTACCGTTGGTGTAATCGACTAATCCTGAGACATTAGTACCACTTGTAAGATCATTATCCATCCATAGACCAGATAAAATACCGCTAAGTGGTGATCCTATTGTCATATTTGAGTAGTTATCTATTTGAACTCTTCTATTACCATAAAATGTTGGATTACCAGCTAAACCTGGTCCACCAACACCTGTAACGCCTGTCATATAAACCTGAAAACTGGTTTCATTACCATTTAAAAACGGAGTTATTGAGTCTACTTGTGGAGTTAATTTCAAAGTAAAAGTTTGACTTGGTGCTAAAGGTGTTACGATAGGATAATCACGATAGGTGTGTTGACTAGTAGTAAGAATTTGAACGGTTGAATCATATGCAATAACTTCTGTTACTGGATCGATACTACATACCGTCCAAAAGAAATTCATACTAGAATTGGGAACAACATAATTAACACCACTAAGGATTTTAACCGTAGTAGTATAAATTACATCATTTTCGTTTACATCAAATTTTAACGCAGATGTTGCCATATTTACTCCCAAATAATCTTAAATAGTTCCGCATAACTAGGAACGATCTTTTTAAGGTTATCCTTTATTATATTCTCAATCATTATTCTTGTGTTACTATCACTTATCTGTAACCCGTTGATACGTATATTGTAATATTGTGACTTTAAACCGGGTAACTTAAATTTAAAGAATCGGCTAATTTCTTCCAAATAATTCTGATTACCTGTCGCCATATTCCAGATCAACTCATGATAATCAAACTTATTCAAATAAATGTAACGTATATCTGAATTATTTAGTACAGTATTATAGATTCTCAAGTCATCTATTTTACCTTTAAAGTACATTTGGTTCAAATTCAACTCATAAGCCAATGTAGTAATCTTACCGACATTTGTGCCAATTAATAGAGGATTTTCATATTCGTAATAAATTGTATTATCCGTAGAAAGACTCTTGGTATCTCTTAATAAAGCATCCATGTAGAATTTAACTGTACCATCTTCAACAGTGAAGGTGAATAAGTGCCAATTGTTGTTAGCTACGGCACTACATGGAATATTGCAAGTTTTTCTAGTAATTTGATTTAAACTATCAATAAACGTTACTTCTGTCTGTATTTGTGGTGTTTTATTATACTTTAGGTAATTAAATTTACGATTCCAATCATATGATGTAAAATTATTCAACATTGGATAGGTATCAAAAACAGAAATGTCAATAAATTTGATTAAATTGCCGTTTGAATCTGTTTTATAAATCTTTTGTTCGTTGGCATAAGTAAAATACGTAAATGTCTGCCAAATATCATCAATATATTCAGATGTAAAGCTAATTGCTCTATCAGTAGGTGTCGAATTGTCACCAACTGTACCAGAGGTGTACGCAAATGTCGTAGAATCCATCTTTAAGAATGAATTTGTTCCGAAAAGTACCCAAATGTAATTATCTTTATCACATCCTATGCTATTTCCGGTAATAACAGCAGATGTTCCTTTATATACGGTACTATCTTGTACCATCCATACTGAATTATCATTATCTACCAATATTTGTGTTCCGCTTGTGCATTGTATATTAGAATTTAGATCAATTGTCATATTCTGAATCTGAAATCCTGTCGTAATAATTGTTTCAATGGTGCTTAATTTATTTGTGAAGATATCAAATGAGGATGCTGTATTAGTGTTGGTATCTGCTACCCATAATAATTCTGAACCTAAAGTAATTGTGTTGAGGTCAGTCGTTGTGTCAAAATCAATAGAAGCTATTAAATCACCATTATAATCAATCTTGTAAACCTTTTTAGCAGCATTATCAGACACCCAAGTAAATAGATTTTCATCGATGGTTGTACATGTTGGATTAGAAGGCTGTGGAAGGTGCTTAGAATTGATCACATGACCTTCAACATTCATAATGATCATCTTACCTGTGTTGTCTAAAAATGTCATATTTGGGTTAAAGAATCCATTATTATACTTGACATTCCATCCACCACGATGATCCTTACTTACAAGATTACTCCCTGCCATGTTAGACCAATCTTTAGCATAAGCCCAAAAGGAAGTTGAAATATTATTATCTAATACAAAACTTGGATCATATAAGGTTTGTGCATACTGATCAATTCCATCTAAATTTAATGCTGTATCAGTCGGTCTTTCAGCTTTATTAACCCCATCATAAGTTACTGAATTTGAATCATAGTTAACTACTGTTGTAGTATTGGCAAAAATTGATTCATCTGTTGGTCTAGCACTCCAATTATCCAAATGTAATCTAAGACCACTATTTGCTGTCAATAAGGATACAATAGTTTCATTCTGAACATTTCCTACATGAAAATATTTGTAATAAACACCAGCATCAAAAGTCATTTCAGAGTCAATATCCATTATTACGCCACTTAAAGGTGTACTTACGAACATTGCGGTATTTGGATCAATATAACCGGGATTATACCAACGATCCTTCCATACAGGGACAACATTAGGGTCAACCATATTACCCGATAACCAAGAACAAAGCCAGATACCAGTTTGTTTACCAACAGGCATAGCATTACCCCAAATGCTGGAACTAGAATAATCAGCCATCTTCTTCCAAATTTTATCTGATACAAATGGATAGTCACCACAAATTGCTCCATCATTTACTAAGGCTGAATCATTTAAATTGATACTTGGAGCCGTTATAGGGTAATGGAAAAATGTAAACTGATCAGTTGGAAAGATTTGACTAATAGTATCACCAACAAAACCTAAAATAGGATTCTCATATCCAGTATCTTGATTTGATCCTGTATAAATTCTATCATATTCTCTAAATTTTACTGCACTTGCTGTTATAGACATGTTTATTCCTTCTTAACACCATATGCGTATTCTGGTGTCATAACGTTCTTCAACCCTAATAAATTCAATTTCATCGTACCAGTTCTGTTGGTTCCAAGATCAATTTTAGTCTTGTATGGATATTCAACCAAATAATTATTTGTAACATCACTGATAACTTCCTTAATATCAACTGTTTTGTTAAAGAATTTATTCAATAGTTCGTTGTAATATTTTACCCACTTAATCTTACCATCAAATCCAATTGCAAACATATTCAAATCATTTGTTACAGTAAATTTATAATTGTTTTCATCTACATAATGGCTATCAACAATCATTCCGACTGATTTAATCACATTTGAAGCATCTCCGTCATAATAACTTAAAAATCTATCGATAGTACTTAAATTACTATCATAAGTCGCCCAATTATCCATCTTGAACAACGTTTTGATGATGAACGTATCAGAACTTCCATCAGCATAGAATACAAATTTCTGTATATTATCTGTATCTGGCGTTAACTTCTCTTGTAATGTGATATTGAAGATATTGTTATCGGTTACAACAGTTGCATATAAATTATTCTGTGAAATCGTGAAGTTTCCTTCCGTTGTTCTGGTAATTCTGAAAAATTCACTTGCGCCAATAGTATCAGAAATTGCATATAAAGTATTGTTTACATTTGATATGTACTTCCCATTAGATGCTTGTAATGCTGTATAAATAACCAAATTTGTTGGATCAATATAAACCGTATCATCTAAAATGTTTTCTATTGATACCGAAGATGTAATCGCAAAAAATGATTCATTCGTAAATCGTAAATCTTTTGTTCCGTTAAAAATATTATGATGATAAAACGAATAACCGTTGTCGTAGTTGTACAATAATGGATTCAAGTTTATTTTATCATCATAAAGGTATGATGCTGATAAACTATAAACATTTGCTGCACTAATTGATGTTGATGTAAAACTCATATGTTCCTTATGTAGATGATAATAATAGGGTGTAATTATTTGTACTCTTAGTACCTTCAAAAACCAATAAAACATCATTATCTCCCTGATACATTCTATTTTCAATAAGATGTACGTCACCATCAATATTTTGCATTGAAGGTAAGACAAGTGGGCCGATATCAAAACTTGTCGTAGCAACACTATTGGTGTTACATGCATACGCTGATACATTTAAAGTGAAAATACCACCACCAACTGTGTTATGATAATTATGTGTCATTAAAAAGTTTCTAGGATCAGCTAAATTACTTAAATATGCACTTGTATTGTAATAGTCTGCGTAACTTGCTGATATTATTCTTGAAATTGTAATATGTTCAGTACCATCACCAAAATCATATTCCATACGACAAATTGGGAACGATCCAGCAAATGTTGCAGAAGGATTTATGCTGACTGTCAATGGTGTACTAGATAATGGTGGTACTGTTACATCGATCTTACAAATAGGCATAATTTCTTTAACGTAAACTTGCATATTCTGTCTAAGTCCAGCACTACAATTGCTGACATATCCACTCTCAGCACTAACAATTGGTTGCAATGAAATATTATAAAACCCGGGCATAACAAATGTATGGATGCCAGTTGTCTTATATGATTCAGTAGTCCAAATAGGCCAACCTGATGTTGGTGGATTAAAATATGTTGTATCGGTAGGTAATGGATTGACATAATAATCACTATAATTCCAAACTGATGCACTTAATGGTAATGATCGTCCACTTATACTTCCATTGAATTGTATCTTTAAATATGGAGCATAACCAGAAATAAACTCATAATTTGTAGATATATTGTTGTTGTAAAAATGATTTGCACTAACGATTGGGCTAAGTCCACCATCATCATTAAATAATGGCGTTACTGTCTCACCACTTAAAATGGTAAAAGTCAAAGCTGGACAAACTTCTAAAACATCAATTTCTCTTGTTGCTGCAACTGTAAAGTTTTGATACATGTATGTTTCGTCTGTGACACCTGCTGATACATTCCACGAACTTGTTCCTGTATTACTTGCTGCAACCCAAAGTGTGGCATAATATTTACCGGGACCCATATACAAATGTTCAACCACGTTTTTACGTTCCGTTAAACAATCATCACTAATTGATGATAATGATAAACTCGCTGTTAATGTTGCTGATGTAACATTAAGATACGTTGTTAACTGTGGAAGTGTAAATCCTAAATATGTAGGTTTATCTCCAAACGTCCAATGCCAAGCTGATATAGGCCATGAACCTGTAGTGGTTGTGTCATTAAATTGTGCCGAAAGTGGATCGTAACCCCAAACTACTCTGTTGGCATCTGTTTTTACTAATCCATTATTACCGACAGGATATGCCGAAGCAGTTCCAACGTTCCAACTAGTTAGTGAATTTACTCTTATGGATGCTGTATCAAATGGTGTAATATTGAAATTAGCTGTAGGCCATCTTTCAAAGACATTAACATCTACAGTATTACTTGATACTGATGTGATAATAGGATCACCTGAAAGTAAATAACAACTCTGATCAAAATTTAATGTACAGTATGGTATAAACTTGCCAATAGATTCAGCAGGGCCACCTGTCCATCTAGGTTGATATGGTTTACCATTTATTGATGGATCGTTGTAAGTATATACAATCGTGTTATCAACAGTGGTTGTTGATATCGTATTAGGTACAATGGTTCCTATATCAATGGTTTTATCTCTGTAATTAAATGTGTAACCGTTAGGTGAGAAGCTTCCACTTGTAATCATGGTAGCAGATAAGGTCGTTTTTAAGTTGTCATAACCAGATACCTTGGTAAACGTAGTATCGATTGAGGTCAAAGATTTCCAAAATGTTTTATCACACTTTGCTACATTATCATAAGTAGGATTGTTAACATTTAAAAGTACAACTGGATATATAACAGGTGGATGTATAAAATCTGGCTCGGTTATAACATTTTGTGTTGCAAATAACATTGATGTTCCAATATTATCAGAATTGTATTCAGTGGTGTTACCAGCTATTCTTGGAAAACTAATTTGACTACCAACACTAATATAATTTGGATAAACTCGTTTACCAGCACTAGCGTAATTTGTATTAGTATTGCACCAATTTGTGGCAGCAAAAGTTTGGTCGCCTAACGTACCTGATAATTTAACCCCATAAGACGAAAGATATTGTTGGGTTGGTCTAGCTGTTGCGCCTGATGCAAAGGTTAAATTTCTTGTTAAATAAAATTCGATATAAGGATTGTTTCCGTTGTTACCATAAGAATAATCTGTTGTTCTTCCTGATGATGTAGCAAAAGAACTTGGTAATGCTGGATATGTACATAATCCACCACTTGAAAATGCGGTACTACTTTCAAGATTGTAAATCAATGTTAATGCGTTTAATGATGGTAATTCTTGTGTAACCCAAATATTGTTCTGTGTATCAACATTAATATGTACTGGATTAGTAACATTCCAATAGTCGGTAGATAAAGTTGGTGTAAGTGAGTTATAATACAAACCAGCAGTTCTATTACTTTCGTTAAATGTATTTGAACCATTCCAAGTCAATTTATGTACTTTATTTTCGATTTCATTAACTTGATAAATATTATAAGAATTACCACTTAAAATACCGAAACTTGGATATGATGCGGCTAATCCCTTTTGACTATAAATAGGTATTGGATTATCTTTAGGTGTAGGAGTTCTTCTATCACCCATAAATGGTCTACCACCAGAGTCACCACCATTAGGTGAGGTTCCAACCCAACTAAGTGCTGTACGATATGGTTGTGATGAACTCGTAAATGGATAATAATGTATATTTGCTCCTGATACGGTATACGGGAAAAGTTGTCCGTTAGTTGCACTATTATTTACATTAGTAGTAACACCATAAATATATCCAATATCTTGTAAAAAGTTTACATCTTCATAATATGTGTTGGTAGTGGTTGTAGTGACATCGGGTTTATGTTTAGATGCTACGCATGTTGCATATCCTAATAATCCTGCATTAATAGCTGCTTGATGATTATTATTCCATTGTGATGCATAACCACTATCAATATTGCCATCGGGAAAACATACACCTATCCAAGGACCGGGAACAGTTACTACACTAGTAGTCGTATAAGAATATTTGTAATGAATTGGTGTATGTCCATTAACCCAAACCCCACCATCGGCACCATTTGTAATACCTAAAATATTTGGTAATGGTTTTTCTATGGTAGGAGTTATTGTGGTGCTACTACAACCAAAATTTGTTCTTGGATAATCTACTCTTGACGCTGAATCAATTCCTATTCTAGAAATATTGTCAAAATTATTGATTGTATAAGCATAATGATTATTATTTTCTTTGGCAATCACTAAACCATTATTATTAACCGTTGTAGGAACTGTTGTTGTAAATAAATTACTGATAACACCTGTCAATGCAGATATTTTATAAACTGTACTACTATTTCCAATGAAGATAGCATTACCTGTATCTGGATCAACTCTTAATGCTAAAATGTTTCCTATTGCTATATCTTTATCGTAAACAACGGCACCCGTATCACCATTTAAACAGTAAATTTTATTATTACCAGATGCCCAAACATTTTTCATTCGATTTCTTGTGATATCGTATGTGGTGTCAACAGCTATTCGATTTATTGAACCTAACGTGTTATTCAACCAAACTACATCGCCTTCATTATATAAAGTGTTATCATATACCTGAGTAACAATTGAGCGACATTCAACTCCATCAGTATGTGCAGTGTATATAAAGGGTAAATCGTTAAATCCAACCGTAGAAGACTTTGCTTCGATTTTATAGTAGATTCTTCTTTTAGCGGTGTAAATTTCTTCTTTAACATCTTTACCATCAGTGTCAATCCATTTTGTACCGTCAAACAAAATGCCTTCATCAGCATGTACACTCATATTGCCCCAATTGTCAGTATAAGTAAATGTCCCTTTATCGACTGTGGCAATCAATTTGTAATTACTTTGAAATTGGTTAGTTGTAGGGTTGTTATTTACCCCACCATTTGCCGTTCCAGATATTTTGTTTTCGATATGGCGATAGATGTTGTATGATAATGCTGTATTATCATCAGTATATGTCCAATTAATGGTAAAGCCATTGGTTCTAGCCTGTTCCATGCTTGTGATTGACGTAAATATTGGTTTTCTATAGTTCCAGTTCATATGTTATAATTATTTATACAAATAATCATATTTTCAACGCTATATGGTTGGTGTTATTACGGAAACTTTAGAAACTTCATAATCTTCTCCATTATTTTTAATGTAAAGATTGATCAATACAAATGAGGTATAGATATTACTCTTACCAATAAACGTCATTACATAGGTTTTTGTGTCTTTATTGTAAGTAAATACAGGTTCTTCTATACTATTTAATTGTAAAGCACTTAATTGATTTGTGTCTACAGATTGTGTATTATAGATGTATTTCATTACATTGGAGTCAATATCATATGATCTAAGGGCTGGATATATACCAGAAACACTTGAAACTAATGTAGCTACTGTAACAAGTTTTTCTCTATCGAAGAACCATGTTCCAGCAAATTTATCCTCATGGCCTGATGCACTCAAATTGATCAAATGAAGATTATTGATGTCAAAGTCGATTACGTTTGTATTATAATCGAAATTAATCTTATTAAACACCAAATAAGTAGGTGTTTTCAACATAAGCGTATCATACCATAGATCAATATCTTTTGGTGTGTAAATTTCACTTGATAAGATTGGATTACTAGTGACACGATAATTTGTGTAAAAATCTTGTAGTAATGCAGATGCAGGTAATACCATATTTCGATTATTACGCACCCATAATTCACCAAGTGCTTGTTTCTTGTCATACATGGTATTAATACCACTTAAATCCTTCAATAAAGCATATTGATTGTCAAAAATATCAGTCTTCCATTGCCATACGGCTTTATAACCTGCAAATTGACTGTACCAACCATCAATGTTGTATTCTTTGGTGTAATTAGGTGGAAAGTCTGTGGTATTCTCCCAAGTGGAGTCGGTTACGCCTGTCCAAGGATCATACTTATCCTTTTGTTGATGAATTCCAATGTTGTTTGTCTTGGTGTTTTCATATTTCGTCTGATATGGAACGAATTGTTGGTAACTAGCAGGATTTATGATCATTCCAGCATTCTTCCATTCAGTAACGCTAGATTTCATCCATATTGCATCACTATCAACGTTAGAAACAGGCTCCACCAACGAAGTTTGGCTTAAACCATAATCATTATTATAGATATCGATATTTTGGTAAATTGCAGAAGTTCCTCTATCCAAACTAGTCATCATTAATGAAGTGTCTAATACATTGGTGTTATTCTTACTTAAAAATGTAGTAGTTCCTAACATTCTAGGAATGAAATAACCACCTGAATCCTCAGTACTATAAAGATTTTCAACATGTGGAACCGTTGCAATAGTTGGAAAGTGTCTATTAGTTAAATTTACATAAGGTAATTCTGCAAGGATATAGGTGCCACTAACAATATCAACAAATACACCACCAGTTGGGGGTAAACCTAATGAACTATTTGATAAGATTTCTGACCATGTAAAGGCAGAGTTTGCATAATAATTTACAAATACTGGTAATTCATTTATTCTTGGTTGTAATACTAAAGGACTTGGATTATATGTCGCTGATACAATCATTTCTTTATTGATATTGTACAAATATGAACTCAATGTAGCTAATTTTGTTGTATCAATTAGTAAATCACACCATTCAGATGATGTAATATTTACATTAAATGTTATTGGTTGTGTCCAAATAAGATTGTTCTGTGCTTTATATTCAACATACGAATCCATTTCAAATGTCATATCAGAAAGATCGGGTTGTGTGATTAATACGTAATCATCAACCACCTTTATACCACCACCCCAAACATCGACACCTTTATGTTTTGTGGTCTTATTATTTTCGTCAGAGGCAATAGCCCAAAACGGACGAGCACCTGCTGAAATACCATTGAAAATACTGTTTGTGTAATCCCAGCCAGATAAAGGGACATTGATTGACATGTTAATCGTATCGGCATAAATTGTGTTAATAGATAATGCACCACTTACACCATATGTTGCAAGTCTTGGAGCTATATAAAAATTTCCAATTTGATTGTGTGTTTCATTCGTTCCGCTTAATGGTTTACCAATAGCACTACTATACCATTGTCCTGTAATATCGGCGTAAATCGTTAAGGTTTGGTCTGGTGTATTAGTATAGCTTAATACGTTTAAATTTGGGGTAGTAACAGACCAATAAACCGTATCTAATTCGTAAGCTAATTTTGTAGGGCCATTGTTATATACTTCGTTAGGCCAACTTAGCTTTATTTGTGTGCCACTAGTCGCATAATTATAATTTAACCAGCGATTATTACTTGTGTTTAAAGCTGATGCGTTATAAGTAATAGTTTGCCCTAAATCTCCATTGCCTGTAATACAATACCAATTTGAGTCAATATGATCGTAAACAAAATATTCAGCAGGATTTAAAACCATATCAGAAACTTCATCCATTGATCCCCAATTTCCAGTGGAATCAGCAACAGCTTTAATCCACACGGCTTCACAATTCTCAACATAAGGAACCTTGATAATAAGATTTGGAACTGTATTATCTGTCAAATATGTATTACTGTGTCCAAGATCGTTTCTAAGATATTTGTATTGCTGACCTTTAATGAACGTAAATTCACTTCCGTCACCAGTTACCCATTTACCACGACCCCAACCAACATCACTCTGAAATTCGTTTGTAGAATCTAATTGGAACCACGCAAAATCTTTACTATTCTTGTAGTTTTTACCATCTGTTAAACCTACCCATGTAGTTTTATTGAAAGGTAATGGATATGATGAATCGGTGTAAATAATATCAGCCATTCCAGCATAATCATCAAAATTATTTCCTGCATGTCCTAATGGGGAATACTGGATAGCCTTACATTCACACTTCTGCCATTGATGATAGTTGATATCTGCTTTATCATCAGCAGGATTCTCTTTAAATAGTGAGTGATGCTTTTCGTATCTATAAGGACAATCTGGTTGATGTTCTTTATGTTGAATATTTACATTTGAAATAGTTGTTGTAGAGTCAGTCCAAATGAATATAACTTCTTGATTTGGTTGACAATTTAATGTCAATCCAGCTTGTTTAATACCTGTAGCATTGGCTGTGAAAGTCGTTCCGCTTACAGTATCACCCAACATACTAATTTCTCGACCACTTAAAAATGCACATTCAACTGGTGTTCCATTGCGTTTATCAAGTTTATAGATAATATCACTATCAAATAAACCATATCCTGCTCTTGCACCTACAAAATCATTATTAATCGCTAAAGATGATAACGATACGGGTAAACATTGTGAAGTAGGAACCTTATAGACGGTGGTAGCATCCTTGTCATAGCGTTCTACGGGCCAATTGATATAGTTCTGCCCTCTTACAATAGGAATGTCCGTGGTGTCCATTTTATACAACCATGCGTGTTTGATAGACTCTTGATAAATTGCATTTGGTGTAGCATCATGTACTTTATCTGCATTTGTAGTAACTCTTACAGAAATTCTATCTGCTTGGTCATACATACTTCCTGCTGTAGCACCATTATCAATTAAATTTGTATCATGAATATCTATAGCACAAATACTTGAGGTGGTTGTGGTGTCATTCCAATATGTATTTCTTATTAATGTTTTGAGATTTTCATCTAAAAATTCATAATCTTTATTAAGATTGGTAAGTTGTCCACCTGTCCATGAAATATCTTCACCACTTATTCCATAACCAGCAAATGGGAATTTGAAAATATTTGCATCACCTGTAAACAATCCTGCACTCATAGTACTTACTTGTGTATTGATTGTATCATAACGTAACCAAGCACCAGAAACCGTATTACCACTACGAATAAAAATTTTATCCGCATTCAAATAATTAGATGAGCCAACAGCACCATTAACAATCAAATTACTGTTGACCAATGGAATAGAATCAATGGTTGTTAACGTAGCTTCTTCGATATATTCACCAGAAGGCCAATAAAACCAATTATTACCCTGTATCAAATCTAAATCTAATGGGCGTGTCCAAGGAATGTAGTATCCACTTGCTGCAAAATATTGATTTTCACCAAGATATTTCTTAGTCAAGCTGACCTTATAATATTCGTTCAAAATATAACTCTCTAAGTCAATGTATGCAGAAGTAGGTTGGAGATTATTTACCAAATTCTCCATAATAAAGTATAATGGGTTATCAGATGATACAGAATTAAATCCTGTTTTAAATACCCAATCATATGCTGATGTAGGCATATTCTGTGAACTATAATAACCAGTAGTTTCAGGTGAAAAACTACTTAAATCAAAATAAAAATTTGAACTTTGTATTGGATTTTTATCGAAGTATGAAGTATCATCATAAAGTTCTTCAATTTTAATTTGAAATCCGTCATTTACTGCACTCAAATCTGGAAAAGTTGCATATAGGGCTGGATCAGGTACATTCATTACATAATCACGTTTGGTGAAAGACTTTAAAAGATATTCATAGAATAATCTTTCAAGTGCTTGTGTGGCACCTGTCATGTTGTATTTTAATTTAGCCTTTTTAAGTGCATCACGCTTATTAATAAGATATAACGCAATTTCTTTCAGTTTTTTAGCATAAACCGGAATAGCTTGTTCTACTTCGATAGTATTATTCCAATCAATATCAGTTAACCAATTGGTTTTATCCTCTTTGTCAATCAATAAAGTAAGATTTTGTAAAAATGCTATATAGTCTGCTTTAAGATCGGAAGCTACATTGGTTGGTGTATAACGTGTTGAATTCCAAGTCTTTAAATACAACTCATATTGTTTGTATTCTTGACCTGAAATGATTCCTGTATTACGATTATACCATTGTTCATAAGTGTAAGGTTGATAGTAATCATTCGGGAGATTAGCCTTTTCAACAGCATTAGACGCTAGTGAATCGAGATATTGCTGTTGGGTAACATTCTCAACGTTAGTTACGTCTTTCGTTTTTGTGTATTTGGCTAAAACATTCATATAAGTATTTAGCGCATTAGATAACTTTACTACCCTTTTCTAAGTTTTCTTCTGCCCATAATGGTTGTAAATTAGTATAATGAAAACATTTTTTCTGTTGTTCTAAATCAGTTAGATCAAATGAAGCGCATGGTATTATATGGTCTACATGCCAACCATATAATCCATAATTTTCCCAAGACATACCATCTTTGAATTTTTGTTCTAGGTATAATTTTAATTCGGTTGAACAACATCCCAATAACTCTTGTGTTTTTTTACTTTTATTACCGTGAAGTGCATCCCAAACTCTTTTGCGATATCGCTCCATTATTTTAAATTCAACATCAATCTTTAAACGTTCCTTTTTTCGTATATAATTCTTCGTATTAATTATTTCTTTATTATTAGAGTGATAAATTTTATTATTTATATTACATTGTTCTTTATTTTCTATGTAATATTGTTTATTGTATATCTGTATAATTTGTTTATTTTTATCATAATAATTAGTCCATTGATGTTTATTATTTTTATAAAAATCTCGTTTCTTTTCTAATATTTTTTCTCTATTATCAATGTGATACTGTTTATGACAAGCCTTACATTGCTGATGTAATCCATCAGTAGTATTCTTATTTTTAGGAAAATTATCTAATTCCTTTTCCGTTTTACATTTTACGCATGTTTTCATATAATTATTTAGAATCCTAATCCTTTATGTAAAATATAATTTATTTGTCGCTCTATTAATTGGTTGTCACCATACCACACATCTAAACCACTATTATGTTCGCTCATTGTAGTGTATATGGAAGACCAATCTATTACGCCTTCGATTTGGATGTTACATGGTGTTGGGATATATTCATAATAACAGTAAAAACTTGGATCGTTTAATAAATAAGTTGATACATAATTGTAAAGATTACCGGATGTGTTAGGTACAATCTTTTCGTAATAATCTCTACCGTATTTATACTCTGCTAATACAGGAATACCTGCTGAAAGTATATAAGTATCAGAATCCAATGCATCTCCACGATTTGAATCATGTTTATGTCCACAATTGCTACAATATCCCCAACTACCTCTATAATTCTCGGCACATTTACAATGATCGCCCCATAAAATTTTATGATCAATACTTACAATATCCATCAAACGTTTTAACTCTGATGGTATCACAAAATTATAATCATCGATAGGAACATCAATAGATTGTGCAAGGGAATAAAGTTGGTTAATACCACAAACATCTACGTCTGCATTATTTGGTACAAAGTTTGCAATTCTTTCATAAAGTGCTCTACCCATACTCTTAGCAGATGTTTCTAATCCACCAATCATGGTTCCGATATAGTTTTCAAAAAGATTGTAATCTTCATGTAAGGAGTCATTCAATGCATAGTCTCTGATTTGTGTTGTCACATCCCAAGATTCATTGTATTTACGAAGATCATATCCAGTAAAACTATCAATATCAAATGGATCGCTTTCACCAGTGATATACATCTGTCTTGTTCTACCATATTTCTGTTGCCAGTTTAATCCTGTCCAGTCACCAAAAGCTTGTAATGATTTTTCATACGGATTAGCGATGTCATATTGACTAAAATCAGTTCCTACAATTTGATCAATTCTGTTTGTAGATAAACTATATTGACTTACTGTTGTAAAATTTCCACTTAATACAAAAACTTTTGATTCCATTGAATTAATAACCCAAATACGATTGGATGCATCAGCAGCAATACCTTCTAGAGCATTGTAATTCAACTGTCCATTATACCAATCAGGATTAGCCGAAATACCTATAGTAGATGTAGTAAGATTTCCTGTGGTTAAATTTAATCTATTAACTTTATTAAAATTACTTGTAAACCATAAATGATTATCATTATCAAGTGTTAAATATTCTGGATGATATGCTGGAATACTACATAAGGGTGTTCCAATAGAATTGTATTTATTAACACATCCACCAGATGGTGAAGCATGATAGGTTAAAGTTATCCAAACAGAATTATCGGCATCTACAATTATATCCATAGGATTCGAACTAATAGGTAAAGAAATTGATGTCAATGGTGTTCCATTTGTATCATACTTATAAAGATAAGAAGATAAAGTGTTTCCATATGTTACCCATATGTTATCATTTATATCAGTCTGAACCATTGTTGGCTTATAATCAGGATCAATACCAAATCCGTTGATTGGTGATGTCTGGTTGCCACTAGGATTGATCGTAAGTAATAGATTACCTGTTATACCATCAAACTTTAAAACGCTGGTAGAATCAAATAATGTCACCCAAAGTTTATTTGTAGAGTCTAAACATATTCCAGCAGGTGTACATCCACCAGTTATACCATTTAATAAACTACTTGTATCACTTAAATCAATAGATGAAACTTGTATCCCTCTTGAATTGAATTTATAAAGTTTATCCAATTCTGCATCAGAACACCAAATATTAAAACAAGGATCAACTGCTATACCATATATACCACCAAAACCAGAAAGACTCATAACGTTTGGTCGTGTTTCTAAATATTCTGTATTATATTGATTATTAGTTCCGTTGATATTAAATCCGTCCAACCAACTAGTAATATTATTTACCATTGTTTGGTTGATATATGGATAATAAATTTTATGTAATAATGCACTATTAGGATTTGATATCCAGATATAAGGCGTTTCTTTATAAGAACTATATAACACATTTGCTGCTGCTGTAATTGTTGTATTGAGCGTTACGGTATTTGACGTTACGATATTTCTTGAATATCCACCACGTTGATATCCTTTAGTATCAGTCTTTTGAAAATATGGACCAACTAAATCATCAATAGTTACCCAAGTTTGTGAAGATACTGGAATAGTGGTAATACCAGAGCTTATTACCCCCATTTCAATACCTAACGCATTACTAGAAGGATAATCAAATAATGTTCCAATAGCATCAGTAGTACAACCAAATTCAGGATATTGGTCGTATACTAAATTAAAAACATTTGGGATATTTTGATTAACCCAATATGTACTATCACTCATGGAATCAATACCATTACGTGTTATCTTAATTTCCGCAGGTGTTCCACCATTGATATAATAAGGTATCGGACAAATCACTTTACTATTTGCATAAGATGGTACTGGTGAGTTACCGTCTTTAGATTCACTGTAAAGAGGTAAGCCTGATACTGATAAGGTGGCCCATAGAATAGCTGGTTCACCCATCTGACTACCAATATCATCGATATAATAATATTCAGCAAACCCTGTAACACCTATAAAATTAGTTCCGCTATAAATCGGTGTATCCGTGGTTGTAATTTGAGTTATTACATTCTGATTAATATCTAAAAACTTCCAACTAGGAACCAAATGACTCCATTTACCTTGTTCTGGATATGGTTTACTTTGACTATACTGTGTATATAAATCAATAGTGTGAACTCCATTATCAGACGCAGATAAAGTTAATTTGAATGGATACTGTTGAAGTGTTCCAATCATACTTGGTGGTGGTATAACGGCATATGATATTGCATACGGTATAGTAGCTGATGTATCTAAATAAAAGGTGTTGTCCATATTTTTCCAATCTTAGTATTCTACACTGTCATACTTAACTATAGTTGTTGATACGTTAATCTTATTTACAAAGCTTTCTTGATTATTTAAAAATGGGAATTGAAAATAATTTAATACTTGATTTTGTGAAATGAAATTAATATCGTTTGTATAGATAGGATTCCATGTCAACATTGATAATCCTTCATATCTTGCATTAGAATCTGTTCTTGCTGTATAAAATGTCTCTACACCATCAACAGATAATATCGAATTAGATAAATTATCAATATCTACAACTTGTCCTAAACGAGAATTTGTCGATGTAAAATAATTATAGAAGATATTATAGATATCGGTCTTAATTGCCGATGCATCTCTACGACTATTGGGTTTTTTAATCACTAATAGTTGTGTATTATCTGTATCAGTTAACGCAGGTGTCACACCGCTATTGGCAATACCAATATCAAATGCCATATACACTGGATCGATTGTTATTGGCTCAGAAGTCAATACCTTCACATCCTGCATACTTCCTATAATTAACGATTTCAACGAAGGATTTAAATATGATAATGGATTTTTCGTATTAGTAATTACTTTAGGCACAATGAATAAGTATACATTATTAAAATTACAAGAATCTGCAAATAGTACTTGGTTAAACAAAACTCTACTTACATTATTAGGATTTGTGATACCAAGATCATAAAAATACTTCAAATAACTTGATAAATATGACCAATTGTTGACAACTTTAACATCATGAATCAAATTACTGTAATTGGTTCGAACATAATTTTCAAAATCAGATTCAGTCACAAGTCTATACTGTGAACGGAAATTAGCGGGTGAACGACTTCTAATATCTTCTACCCCTTCGGATTCAGCGTAATAAGTTGATGATGAATTATTATCAAAGCTTAAATTCGTTATTTCATTTGGTGGTATAATGGTTATAGCTTCAATAATAATGTCATTTAAAATAGCATCAAATTGTTCGCTACTATAAACAACCATTTTACCAGCTTTAAGTGCATTCACACCAACTTCACCAGTTTTACCATCTGATTTTAAATAATATATAGCAACTTGATCACCAACATTCATCTTTTTGCCATTAATATCATTACCAAATTTAATTTCATAATGCATTTTCTCGTTAAGACGAATTTCATACTTCTTATCAGTTGAATTTTCATTATAAAGATTGTTTGAACGATTCCATTCACTCCATTTATTATCGATAATACTCTTAACATAAATGTTTATATTGAAATGATCAACAATGACATTATCACCTGGTAAAAGGTAAATGATTTCATTCTCGTCGCCAGTTGCCGTATAAATTGGATACTCAATAAAGCGTCCTTGATAAAATATCTTAGATGTTGACATATCACTCAAAAATTCTGATCCAGTAGTAGAGTGATAAAAACTGATATCCTCTTTAAATGAATAAGATATCGAACCCAATGTCATGTATGAATATCTAGGAATGGTATAAAGTGCTACAGGCATAGCGTTTGTAGCTGTGCAAGTGAAACTTAATACACTTGTTTGATAACCAATAGGGTTATATCCGATTAAAGTGGTTATTCTATTGATATTTTCGTACTTTTGTGATTCGCTAAACAAAGCTTCTGTACCAGTTCTGTTATTATAATAAACCATTGTGTTGTAATGATATGCTACGATATCAATAAGTTGAGAAATGTTGCTACCTTCATATAATTGATCGGTAAATATCCCATTCTCTGTTAATCGTTGCTTCATAGCTGCCTTCATACCTAATGCATCGAAGGTTAAATAACCATCTTTAGGGAGTGGAAAATCGCCATTATTGTTTGTAATCGTTGCCATATTATGTGTTCCTTATCATTAAAATACCTTGACTTGTATATGTTCCTATGAGTTGAATACCTGTCTTCTTTAATGCTGGTATCGTGATATAAACAGTCACATCATATTCATTTTCATCAGGTTTAGATTCAATTATAATCTGATCTACAGTAACTCGTGGTTCCCACTTGGTAATCGCATTATCAATCTCTGTACCAATCATATTTCCTGTACTGGTGGTTACTGGCATACCAACATATCTTAATAAATTACACCCAAAAGTCGGTATTAAAAAGCGTTGTCCAGCACGAGTATTCAAAATATTACTTAAAGCATTTCTTATGGCATATTCATCATAATCAACCACAATATCTTTACCATTAATACTTTTATATACGTTCTCGATACTGATACCTCGATTACTTTGCATGATATCGAAGTGCATATCAGTATATGTGTATCCTTTACTAGTACTTAACGATGTCTTCTTTGACAATTCTGTTAATTTAATTGAAGCCATAACATAATCCTTTACAAATATTTATCGGATTAGTTGAAAATGTAAGCAAATTCTATAAATAATTAAAAGCAATAGGAGAAATAAATATGTTTACAGATTTCAAATCAAAATTTAGTATGTTGTGTGAAGAGAACACTCTTCGTTATAAACAATCAGGTGTATTGTTTGGTGATTATTGCATTATTCGACCTGATGCACTTAAATCAGACTTTATGAAAGGTAAGCCTTCTAATTTCGTAGATAAAATTAAATCTATGATGAATTCAGATAAGCCTCTCAAGATTAGTGTAGTTAAATCAGTACGTCCAGAGAGTTCTAATGATCTTGCTGCTGGTGCTGGTGAGGCTTCTACTGGTACTATGGTGGATGTTATCACCTGTTTGACTCCTGCGACCTTTGTAGACCCTGTTACACTCCCTGTAGAGCTTATTGACGTAGTTATCCCTAATGATAACAATTGGAGTCCTGCTATGCCTGATAGTTGGAAACGTAAAGATGATTCACAAATTGAACCCATCCCTGTTACTGATGCTACAGGTGAGCTTGATCACCAAACTCAAGGTTCAAAACGTAAATTGGCTACCAAAGATACAAAAGGTCTTGGTAAATCAGCCGTAGACGGTAAGAAATCAGCTAAAAAGGCTAAAGAGGACTAATAAAATGCAATTTACATCATTATCTAATAAAGAATCTGAAAAAATTTCTGATGCTTATGAACAAATCTTGAAAAAAGCTAAAGAAACACCAAAACCTGCTCCTAAAGACCCACCAAAACCTATTAAAGAGGGTATCGATCCTCGTCAAGCTGATGGTGGCAAGGGAGATTATCTTAGAGACATGGCAAAAGATGATAAAGCTGATACAAGAAGAGAAAAAGCTTCTGCTATTCCTTTAGATCAACCTGCTGGTGTTGGTAGGGATCAAATTGCACGTATTGAAGCTGCAAGAGCCAAATTAAAGACATTAGCTGGTGCTTACAAAGAAGCAAAACAGACAAATGCGCCTAATTTGATCAGTTTACGTAGCGAAGTTGTTGATACCATTGCTGATGTGTTTGAAGATATCGCCCAAGATGCTGTTAAACAGTTCGAAGGTGACAATCTTAAAACTACAAGAGGTAATTACGGTAAATACATGCAGTTCTTGTCTAATGAAAGCTTTAAGGGATTATATCTTCATGGTATTATCAAAGCCCTTAGAAAAGCTGGTGCTGGACAAGGGCTTAGTGACGCAACTCGTATTATAATGGGTAACTTCTAAGTTACTTATCTAATATTTGTTCAATCTTGATAACACAGGCAAAGAAGTTAATCTCTTTATCGAGTACTGTTGCATCTGCACACATCGAATCAGATATTACTAATAAAACTATCTTCTTCTTCGTCATAGGTAAGTCTGCATCAGCATAAAATAAATCAAAAAGCTGTCTCAATAAGGCTTGATAATTACTATTGAATGCTGTTTCCTTTGCAATAACTGCTCCACGCATTTCAAAGATATCTTTCTTATTACGGATATAATCATAACAAGTCTTTGCCAATTGAGCAACTTCCTTGGTAAGATCGACTTCTGCGTAAATAAATTTACCAGTTATGGAAAATTTTTGAAGACTATTGATACCTGCACGTAAATCTGGATAACAATCATTGATTAATTTCTTAAAATTCTCTATTTGATCTTTATCAATTCTAATCTTTTCTTCGTGTAATATTTTAATAAGACGATTACTATATTCTGAACGACTAGGTTGAATATAAAATGTTCCTGCCGAACAACGTGAACGAATGGCATCACTAATTTTATTAATATTGTTAGCAGTTAATACAAATCTTGCATATTTTGCATATTCCTCAATTGAATTACGTAAAGCATCTTGACCTGCTGTAGAAAACCCATCAAATTCGTCCAAAAAGACTACCTTAATACCACCATCAATACTTTTTGTTTGTATAAAATTAGTAATCTTACCACGAACAGTTTCAATACCTGACTCGTCTGATGCATTAATATAAAGATATTGACAACCCAACAAATCATTTACAATGATATGACCTAATCGGGATTTCCCACCACCGGGTTCACCTACTAACAAAATATTAGGAATGTTTTTTGTTTTCTGTACATTTAAAAAATATTCTCGTACTTCTGGTGTAAGAATAATATCTTCAAATTTGTATGGTCTATATTTTACTTCCCAAAGAATATCAAAGTTCATTTATTTTTCTCCATAAAATTTTCTGCACGTAAATGTTGTAAGCGTTGATCAAGATCATATATCACATACTTCTGAAAGTCAATGATTTTCTTTAATCTTTCTATTTCAAGTTTATCATTACATGACGCACACTCACATTTACGTGTAGGTTCATCTTTATCTTCCCAACCATGAACGAAATCCATATTATTCTCCTTGGTATTCTAGAGAACCTTCATTGATAGTATTACCATCCATATTGTAAAAATGATGAAGAATCATTTCACCGCTGTTAGCATTACCCACTAAACATGCCCAAAATCTGGTGTTATCATCTTTATCACCAACTTTACGTTGCTTATCAGTACTGAAATATGACTTACCATATTTCTTAATCCAATTTTCAACACGTTCAGGTGCAGAGAAAATTCCGATAACATGTACTGTATCATTGGGAATCAATTTCCCAAGTTTCTTCATCTTACGACTCTCTAAAACAAAATATTCCTTTTTCATAATTAATCCTTTATAATTTCTGTTACAGACCAATGTAAAATAATAGTTATTAATCCGCTAATAAGAAAAGAACTAATAACTATTAAAACTGCGTATACTAACGCAAACATAAAACTAAGTGCTAGTGTTAATCCCGATAATAATAAAACTCCTAAAATTACTAAATTAATATATGCAATTTTCTTTCTCATATTAAACCCTTTCAATAAAATGTCTCCACGACTGACAAGGATGATTCTGCCATACAACGGAAGTCAAAGGATTAATCCATCTTGGCTTACGTGGTTGTATAATCAACTTCATACCTGCTTCTTGTGGGGTTCTGTTAGCCTTCTTCTGATTACAACCCATACAAGCTGGAACAGTATTATCCCATGTACTCTTACCACCTCTAGAGCGTGGCATAACATGCTCGATCTGTAATTCCTTTTCAGTAAAAACTTTACCACAATATAAACACTTCATCTTATATGTCTTGAATAAATTCTCTCTGCTATATTTAACCTCTCTGTCGGGTAATCTGTCATACTTTGTAAGTACAATGATTTCAGGAACAGCAATAGGACATCTAACAGTCTTAATCTTAGCATAATCTTCTGCATTTGATATAGAGAAGTTAATCCAATCTTCATAAGCATATCCAACATAGTCTCTATCTAAAGCGTGTGCATGATCCTTATAAAGTAATGTAATACCTTTAGGCCAATCAACAACATGTGTTGGAGTATAAGCTTTATTTAACACTAAAATATTATGTTTACTTTTCATCTTTAAATCCAATCCCAATTTTATCTATTTTTTTATTAACTACTAAATCTTCTTCTCTTAATACCATTGTTTTAAATTCTGGCCCAAACCAATATAAAATTTCATATGTTACATTGAATTTATAAATGTTAATAGCATTTATTTTCCCATGCATAGGCACTTGCTTCGGATCACCGAAAGATACTAATGTACCTATCGGTAACACTTTTCTTGTTTCCTCAGTTAGTTTCTTCATATGTTGTAAATACTATATTATGCAATCTCAGTATTGTCAACAACTGTCGTATAAGTATTATCGAATTTATAATCTCCACTGAATACAGCATACACTGTCACAACTGGTGAATATGATGGTTTAGGTTTAAACGATTCTCTTGGCATAAATCCATAACGCATCGCAAGACGTAAATCTTTATCTGGATATTGTTTTTTAGCAGGAAATCCATAAAGCATCATAATTGGTCGATCTTCTGCCTTTTCTGTCTTTTCTAGAACCTCAAACACACCTTTAACGGTATATTTTGGTTCATATGTCTTATTTTTACAATGATCTTTGCAACATTTACAACTACGGAAACGCTGTTCTAAAAACTTATTTTCCCAAATTGCTTGTAATTGACTATAAGGAATATTACCCTGTACTAAATCGTTAATATTACTTACCCATGAACGCATACTCAAACATGGAACAACATCTCCATTTGAAAGAATACCGATAGACTTTACACCTGCACTACACGATCCATTATTCATATCATCTGCAAGAACAACTTTTACCTTCTGATCAATTGCAGTTTGAATTTTATCAAATAAATGCTTCAACGCTTCATCATTGTTATAAATGGCATCAGAACTTTCCATATCATTATACATGGTGTACTGAACCTGCCAGTTCATATTATACGTACTAACAACAGTTCTAATTTTATCAAAAAGAAATACATTATTGATATTGAAATTAGTAATGACGGTCATTTTATCAACTAATGGTAATCGATTACCAAATGTTGCAAAGAATTGATCAATTTCCACTTGTTCGTTAAGTGATACACCAACCCAATCATAAGATTCTAATATTTTAATCTTATCATCAAAAATCATCGGGGAAAGTTGTTTAAAACTCTTAGGATTGAAAAGGATTTTAACCTGTACACCCTTATCTTTCAATACTTTTACCAAACGTTGGTGTGTAGCTAATGGTACTAATAGTGGATCACCACCACTAACATCGATAGCCGTAGGTGGAAACTCTGCAATGGCATCAACAATTCGATCAATAGTATTGGTATCAATTTCAGTATCCCATTGGTCTTTTGATCCACAATATTTACAGCCATTGTTACACTTACCTGTAATTTCGTAAATAATCTCTTCTAATTTAATTGCTGGTTTATTCATACATCTCCATTCGTTAAGTTTGCATCATCTTCACGTTTATCCAAAAATCTTCTACGATATTCATCACCACAATGAATTGCTGCATATACAGTATCATGTAGATTCGAATAGTTAAAATCTCTTGTTGTCATGTATTCTTTCATAAGATAAAAGATACAATATTCCAATTCACCTTTAGTGGTAAATGGTGGAAGTTCACTTAAAACTTCATTAAATTTAACTCTATCACCTTGTTTAATATAGGGCATACTAATCCCTCTTCCTTTTATTTTGGATTACATCAACCGCATTCAACTTTAAAAAGTATTCAATACTTCCGGGACTTTTATCATCAACATAGATATTAGCATAAATTTTACGGTTTGCAAAGATATGTCCATTTTCTTTGAGCATTTTTACCACATATTCAGAGTGTGATGGAGCATTATCATTAACCGCATCAAATGTTAGCCCATTTTCATTACATCTGTCGATAGCTTCTTGTAATGTTCCTGCCTCACGACAAGTCCATAAGATAATTTCTGCACCTTCCGATTTGAATTCTTTTACTTTTTCAAATACAGGAATTACAGGATTACCTAAATTGGGGTAACTATCTGTGAATAATGTACCATCATAATCAACTGCTACTATATATTTCATGCTTACTACTATATCAAAATATTAAAAAAATACAAGTAGTATTTGCACTTTTTTACATAAATAGTTAAAATGGAGCATACTATGGACTTTAAAACACTTTACAATGAAATATTAACCGAAGGTAAAACCGAACTAGAGAAAATTAAGGAAGAAATAGCTAAAATTAGTGTAAAATATGGTGAAAAAGCTGCTACTGCCTTGGAAAATTTGTTAGAAGTAGTACAGGCTCATTCAACTGCATTAAAAAGCTTCCAAAAAAAGACACCAAAACCAACTTTATCTAAAAAAATAGATATAAATAACCCTAAAAATAATAAAGAACGTGAAAAAATTAGTGAGTATAAGACAGCCCTTGTAGCATATAAAGCTGGATACGAAGATTTACAACACACAAAATTAAATGCTTTAGTTCCAATTTTAGATTCGGTTAAAGCAATTAATGTTCCTGAAAAAGATCCGTGTGGATTAGAGTATACCCAAGGGAATTCAAAAGTTGGTGATGATACCATAATCATAAACATGGGACCAGCAACCGTATGTGACTCTGCTAAAGCAGGTAAATGTGATTTATACTTTTTGGGATTCTGCTATGCTCAAAATAACGAATCTACTCATAAACTCGCTATTGTTAAACGTTTTAGAGAAAAATTACAATGGAAATTCGGAAATCCTACCACTATAGCTACACAAATTTCAGATGTAATTTTAAAATTAAGAAAACGTGGTGATAAGATTAAATATGTACGTTTTAATGAGTCTGGTGATTTCGCAACACCTAATGATGCAACACCTAATGATGTCTCTAAATTTGAACAGGTTGTAGAAGAAACAAATAAATTATTAGGGAGTGATCCTGTTATATTCTACACCTATACACATAGAAGTGATTTATTCGAAACATATAAACCAAAATCTAAAGAACTTATTATTCAAGGATCAGGTAAATTTGGTGAAACTGGTAAAGAAAAACCATTTTTTGTTCATAATTGTTTCATGGGTATTGATTATGGTATCGTTGTTAATTTATTAGAGAATGGTAAATTAAATGATTCAGACGAATTAAAAACTGCACTAGGTTTACCGCTTGATAAACCTATTAAAAATGTTGTTTATTGTCCCGGTAATTGTTTTGGATGTCTATTATGCAAAACTAAAAAGGAAGGTGTTGATAATGGCAGGTTAATTTTAGTTATGAATCATGGTATGGGTGCGGAATTAACTAATGCTGTAAAAGATGTTACAAAACAACTTAGAGATTTATTCAAACAAAATGCCAATCAGATTTTAAAATTAAATGCTAGTAATATTCCAGACGCTTTAAAAAAGGCTATTTTCTCCACTCAATATTTTCATGAGAATAGTGTCGTAGAAAAACTTCTTCTTTATACAATGCCTCGTTATAATAATAAAACTAAAGTAACTAAACCACCACTAGTTGATATTGATAGTATATATCCCTTCATTATGGATATGCGTGAGTCTTTTAAGAAAGAAGTAAAGGCAAATCCTAAATCACAAATTCTTAAAGCAACTAGAAGATTTTTAGACCTTCAAACTGGTAAAGCTAGTGACGAAGCTCTATTACAATTTATTGATAAAACTCGACAGAAAATTAAAAGGGGTGAAGTTATTACTGATGTACCAGAAACAAGTGGTCCCACGGATGTTCCAACGGTTGCAGTGAATAGTAGTTATAAATTAAATGGTAATTTATTAACCGAAGGTAAAAAATTCGATATATCAAAAGTTTCATCAGTTAATTTGGCTAATATGGCTTTAGATGGTAGTCTTGCTAAATTTAATGGATTCAAAACTGAAAATGATTTATATCCAGACGGAAATCCTGATAAAGAAGTAGAAGAAACACCTCAACCTGCACCTGTTCAAGCTCCTACAGCTACCGCAATGCCTACTACTCCTGCTACACCTGCACCAACGGCTCCAACAGCCCCTACAACAGGTGAAGTTGTAGCAGACAGTCTACGTGTTCAAAAGAATATGCGTAAGATTCTAGGAGAAAAGAAGTGTATTATTTTGAAGAACCGTCTTTAAAACAGATTTCCACCAAAAATATCATTAAAAATACTACTATCAACCTTTGGTTCGGGTTTTCTGGCTTCTAAACCCTTATCAAAGGCTAATTTTAAAGCCTTCTTAAAGCCTTTCTTAGTCATTGTAATGGTTTCAGAATCGTTTCTGAGATTCACGTTCTTATTTTCTATAATAATCCATAATGTTTCAAAGTTCATGTGAATAATATATCACTATTTTTGGAAAAGTCAACAAAAAACCCCAAACCTTTCGGAATGGGGTAAAACGACGAATATAGATTGTTTCTAAATGGTGCGGTATGGGAAATTCGAATTCCCAACAAAACATTGGCAATGTCTTATGTTACCATTACACTAATACCGCATAAAAGTTTCTTTATCTGTTCAAAATATTTTAAACCATACTGTTCATTAAAATTACCATCTTTAGATACATCAATGGTTATTAATTGTATATTGTTTTTAAGACATAATTCAGATTTAATTTTGTCTTTTTTTATATTATTAATTAATCGCTTCTCACCATATATTGGTTTATAATGGATGATGCCGTTAAATTCAATTCCTAATTTATAATCAGGAAAATATAAATCTAGTTCATATGGATTTATTATTTTTCTACTATTAAAAAGACATTTGGGTTTTAATGTTGTTAATATTTTATCTTTCAAATATTTCTCTAATTTAGATGTTGACGCATGTTTTATATGATGTTGTAAATTATATTTATTTCTGCATGTCATATTACAAAATTGATTTGTTGTTTCCTTTTTGTAAGATTTACGTGTAAATTCTTTATTACAATAAGTACAAATTAGTTGTTTTTCGTATACTTTAGTTCGATATTTAGTTCGATATTTACTTGCACACGATTTACTACAACATATTGCATCCTTTTCTCCACTATGAAATGATATTTTACATTGTGGACATATTTTATTTGGTAGTTTATTTGCATTAAATTTACCAGAACACGTATGATTACAAAAATGATTATTAGATTTAATAAAATCTTTATAAATTAATATTATATCGCAGCCACATTGTTTACATTTAGTGGATATACGATTTTGTTTAAACTTTGCTCTACATGTATTTGAGCAACAGTCTAATTTTCTCCCACCAGACAAACAAGATAACACTTCATTTTTTGGTTTATAATAAATGTTATTACATTGTTTACATTTAAGTGGTATAGGATCACGACTCTTATAATTTTTTAATTCTTCTATTGTTATTTGTATGTTCATATAACTATTTAGTGAAATGGAGCATCAGGCGGGTAACTCTCCCGCTTATATTATCCACATTGGAAGTGTGGTGCCTCAATTTTAGGCTACTGATGCATGAATTGGAGCAGTAAGTCAGACTTCCACTGACTAAATGTGAGGTTGCAACTCACCGCTTCGTGTGTTTTAGCTTTTACTGCATAAATATGGCGAGTCAAATCGGCTATGCTCCGATATCAAAAGCGCAATAAGCTTCCGTTTTAATGTTTAAACTATTGACTCATAAAATGGCGGGGATGACGGGACTTAAACCCGCATTGCTTTTCAGCGTCACCGTGACAGGGTGATATGTCTATCAATTCCACCACATCCCCAAAAAATGGTACTCGATCACAGAATCGAACTGTGATTTTCTGCATGTAAAACAGAAGTACTAGGCCGTTGTACGAATCGAGCATTAAATGGTCGAGAAAAGACTCCGCTTTAAGAGGATTTCACTATTGTTCTGTTGGTTCTCCCTTCACTCACGGTGATGGAGCCAACATCTATCTCTCTTCTTAGTCTACCTGCACCTGAACTGGTGCTGTTCCTTTAGCCAACTGGATTTCACTGTTGTTCTCTACGTGGAGCCATATATCCCGCTATAGTCGGGGTATGGACATGTATATGATCTATCAGTTGTGTTAACTATTTTCATGCAATTCTCTAGGGTTTAATCATTATGGAGAACTGCACTAAAATACGTTCAAAGCTAATTAAACTATCTCTCGAAATTGGTAACGGATCAAATAATGGTCGTAAATTTCAGGCTTGTTATGATCGTGGTATAGCACTTTGTATTATTGATTCATCTAAACAAAAGTATGTAAAGGAATCTAATAGTATCAAATTTCTTGATATCATAACTAACATAATAAACGAAAGTAGCGGGTCAATGAGTCGAACATTGAATGTATAGGTTATGAGCCTCACCAGAAAACCCTTTCTAGCTACCCGCAAATTCTAAAATTGGTGCCGATAGAGGGAATCGAACCCACGCAAATCTGCTTATGAAACAGACACTCAGCCATTGAGTGATATCGGCGTAAAATAATACCAAGTGTCCTGAACCTCTAGACGACTGATGAACTTTCATTCACCAAGATGGATTCGAACCATCGTTTCTCAGTTGATTAAACGCAAGTGGTCTACTATTAACCTACAATAGTTTGATCTATCGTTGGAAGTTGCATCCAAACTACTTGCTAAATGGTGGGAACAGAGAATTTCGAAATCTCATTGCTAGGGTTTCACTCTAGAGTACTGCCTTTGTACGACATTCCCAAAAATCTATAGGTATCGTGTCCTAAAACGCTTACATTTACATGACTTTAAGTGTCATAATCAACTATCGCTGAAAATCTTCGAAATTCCGCTATAGTTGATTTGGAAATTGGTGTAGTCTCTCCTTACTGCCACTATTGACATGATCAGTGTACGGCTGGATGTCATTTCGGGTTAGTTACCGTATCCATTTCTGGAAATTGGTGGAGCAGATGGGAGTTGAACCCACATTATGCCACATTGCAGGTGTGGTGCATGGCCTTTATGCTACTGCCCCATAAAATATGTGCTGGATTTCACGAATGTTCCACCTACCACTCCACTGATCAGGTGGTTGTAAGGTGTCTATCAGCGTAACAGACTAGTATGTTTTTTTCTTAATAATAGAATTTTTTTGTTTGCTGGAACTAGTCTAAATTGTTAAATGTCCGAAGCTTCTCTTGTGCGTCTATAATCTTGGCTTCTTACATTGTTTTCTTCACTGGTTTGAAAATGGCTCGATACTGTTTCAACCTTCCATCCATTATCATCACCAATTCTTAAATACTTTCCTAAGATTGCATACTTTGCAGGTATGTAAGCTACTTGTGTAGCATTTTTCTTAGAGAGTGTGCATTGTTTGTAATCATTCTTCATGATTTGTCTTCTGATTGTTGTAGTGTCACTATCTTCATAGGGACTTCTTAAAACATTGTCAGGTGTACTTGGATAAACTTTCATAATTACTTTCTTTCTTTGTTAAAAAATGGCACCCGATAGGGGTTTCGATCCCCTTTCTAGAGTTTGAAGGACTCCTATCCTAGCCAGTAGACGAATCGGGTGTGTTAAAATGGCACCTCATGAGGGTATCGATCCCTCTCCTACAGATTGAGAATCTATCGACCTAGCCACTAGTCCAATGAGGTATTAAAGTGGTGCATCTGACAAGAGTTGAACTTGTATTTGCCTAACGGCCTTTTGGGTTCGTAGCCCAACGTGCTAATCCATTACACTACAGATGCATAAAAATGGTGCAGACACTAGGATTTTAACCTAGAACAAGAGGATAGGAACCTCACATGATGTACACTTTCACCATGTCTGCATGAAATGGCGCAGATACCAAGATTCGAACTTGGAATTAAAGGGTAGAAACCTATCGTGATAGTCCGTTTCACTATACCTGCATTAAAATTGGAGCCAACAGTGACAATCGAAGTCACAGCCTTCACATTACCAATGTGATGTTCCGCCACTTGAACTATGTTGGCAAAAATGGTCGGTCTGGTGGAAGTCGAATCCACATTATACTGGTTAAGAGCCAGTTCTATATGCCTTTCTAGTCACAGACCGATAAATGGTGCTCCTATTGGGTATCGAACCCACTTCCCAAGGGTAAAAGCCTCGTGTTAATCCACTACAACTCTAGGAGCGTAAAAAAATTGGTGCGCCGAGTGAGAATTGAACTCACCTCGATCAATGTATAAGATTGAGCTAAATGCTACCAGCTTAGTTTTCGGCGCAAAATGGTCAGCTAGGTCAGACTTGAACTGACAATATTCCTGTATCCAAAACAGGTCGCCTACCAATTGGCATCACTAGCTGATTAAAATTATTTGTGGTCTATCCCCACCGTCAAATCAATGCTGGTTCACTTTAATCCTGTTGACCAGTAAATTCACCTATCACATCAGGGTTCGTAGGTGAAGATGTATTGATTAAATTGGTCGGAGTAACAGGGATCGAACCTGCATGACTTATGGGCCCAGGCCATACGCTTCGCCAATTAAGCTATACTCCGATAAAATGGTCGGCTATGGTGGTAACGATCCACCCTTCTCTGTGTATCAGACAGAAGTAATCAAACCTATATACTAATAGCCGATAAAATGGTGGCAATAGTAGGAATCGAACCTACCGTGTTTACCCGAAGGGAACAGATTTACAGTCTGCTACGACACAACCAATAGTCGTCTTACTGCCATAAAAGGTTTTACTATGAATTCCTAGAAGTTTCCTTCATTAAAAAAGTCATTGGGATTAGAACGCTTCCAATCAGCGGTTGAATTCTCGACTCTAACTGTGATTCAACAGACCTTATCTATTGAATAACATTCAACTTCTCACCGAATGAGGTTGAACTTAATCAACCCCTCTTCTACGAGATTTACTAAGGTTCCCCAACGCATCAGGGAATCCTTTAAACAATCTATATTCAGTTTTCAAATATCTTCACAACATCTTTTAGCGTTGTAGGCACTTTCGCACCATTTATTAACAGCCCCATCGTCGCTGTTAACCTTGGATACCGTTCTTGTATCCTAACCGTTATAATATCAAGTCTATAAACGAAAAAACCCACCGTTTTACTGGTGGGTGTGTGATCCTAATGATCCTATTTAACACCCACTACAACCTGCATCAAAGCGTTCTATCGCCTTGGGCATCGGTTTCACAGTTCCTCTATAAATTTCACAAACTCTATTCATAACTTCTCTCTTCATTAACTATTTATAACAATCATATCACTTTTCTACAGAAAATCAAGAAATATTTTCAACTTTCTTTTTACATACGGAATTCACTGCATATCTTATACAATTTCCGCACACTCTTCTGCCCTTGTTCCTTAGTAATTTTCTCTTACATCTAGAACAATGTACGTATCTCGTCTTCATTGTTAATAACTTATCATGACACTCACTGGAAGTCAATAGGTATTTTGAAAATTGTTAAATAGATTTCTTTCGTTTGGGTGTTTTAGGTTCTTGTACGGGTTTTTTATAATATACACCATGTATCATGATTAATCTATTTCGTATTGGACTTTTAGGATCGTTTGCCCATTTAAATAAATCTTCGATGCTGTATTTGTCGATAGGATATCCTTTTGAACACCAAGCATACAATGGTTCAATGATATCCAATGCTGTACCATCTTCATGAACTCTTTTAATCTCACCATTATGTATTCTTTCGACAACTTTTACACAATTTTCAAAAAACGCTAAATGTATGTCATAATAATCATCTACATGTTCTGGATCAAATAAACCCCGTTCTCCTGTAGCATTCCTTTTACTTGGTGGATTCTTTTTAAGATAATCTACAATATATTTCAAAGTATGTAAAACTGTTGTATACATCGTTGTTTCTTCTAATGTATTCATATATTACTCCCTACATTCGTCTTTAGTTGTCCTGTATACGCAGGATCAAGCTTGTGACGTTGGGCTGTCTCTCGTTCTACAGCTTTATCATGTGCATCATTGTAATCCATCTTTGGATCAGCCTTCATTAATGATCTTTCATATACTTCGTGTTGAAAATTAAACCACATTTCCTTACGATCTTCCATCTCTTCTACCCAAATCTCGTCTTTAGGTACGTAGTCATAAACATATCCGTGTCCCCCTTCGACAAAATCAACATTAATATTTGAACGAACAAAATCACCATTTACAATGTATACGTTTACACCTTTAGCAATCTTGCTGTAGTTTGGCGAAAAGTGTTTCCAAGCTTGTTTTCCCGCTACCTTGGCATAATCTTTGAAATTCTTGAATGTGTGTTTAGTTTCCATTTGGCTCCGGTGTCTTTTGTTTTAAAATATCAGCAGTAAGGCTTCTTACAAGAGATTTAATTCTATTGATATCATCTGATGCATCTACATTGACAAACGCTGTATAAATTTTACTCAATATCTTTCGATATAATGGCTCATTCTTCTTGAAATTATCAAGATACTTATACATCCACTCCAATGTACCACGTTGTTTGCTATTATGGTATAAGAATCTATCACGATTAACAACCTGACTATAAAAGTCTTTCTTTGTCATATCTGAATGATAGGTGTAATACATATATTGTAATCTACGAATAAAACTAACTAAATTTGTGTAATATTCGATTGGTCGCTTAACATGTTCAACTCTTCGTGTACCTTCTGTCTCTTGTGCGATTAATTTTGGTTTTCTTCCTAATGATGGTATTTTCATTAGGACTTTAGAAATAGCTTCTTCGGCTGATTTAGCAGATATTACGATAAGTTTGTTATTATATGCAAATGATTGTCCATCCTTTTGCATTTCTGGTGTAGTTATTGTCCATTTCTTCAATTTATCAATCTTATAACCACGCATAGTGACATCAGTAGGTAACATCTTTCTTGATGGAGTACCACCAATATGCTTTTCATACTCTTTAATTGACATATCTGGTAATAAACCCTTTTTAATCTTATAAGTCACTATCAAATACTGAATATAATGTAATAATTCATGTTCAGTTACATGTAATAGAAGTTCTGTTAAATTACTGTTTAAACTGATAGTAATATAACCTACACCATCTTTGATATTCTTTCCAAGGTCTTTATTTTCAGGATTAGTTTTAGTGAAAAAACTATCTTCATATTTATTGTTATTAATTAAGATGATATGAGGGTTTATTTCGTTCAAAAAAGCCCAATTAGTGCCACTGAAATCAATAGCAAAATCTTTATTAGGAAAGGATTTACCTGAAAGCCGTTTAATACCTTCCCCTCGCACTTTCTTATAAGAGGCTATGATTTGATCTTCAATATCCTTAAAAACATGCTTTGCGAGTGATATTGTCTCTAGTAGTATAGTCTCATCTAGTTTTGTAAAAATATTAAACTTAATCATGTAACTATTTATACACAATTCGGACAAATATAAGACATTTTTTTACCATGAAAAATCCAACCTACCCTAGCAGCTTCTTTCCAAGTGGTTTCTCGCTTACACCCCCCACAAAGAATCATGAAATTAGACGATAAAACCTCATCATAAACCAAATTTATAATGTTTTTATCCACTTTAGGTTTTGTAAGAAGTTTCTTGGATGTTTTCTTACAAGGTTTTGTCTGAAATTGTGCTTCTTTTTCAGACAAAACCTCAGAGTTAATTAAATTCAAAAGACTGTTTAAAGAGTCATTCATTTTAATCGTGTTCTACTTTACATTCCAAGGTTTTCTTAATCTCAAATAAGTAATACATACAGATACTCTTTAAAAGATCAGGAACATCACAGATAGAGTTATGCATAGATGAATCGCCAGTTAAGATGATATCTCCGTTATAAAATTTAGTTTGAATACGATAATACTGATTCAAAATATCTGTCACAAGTTCTGCATCAGGTTGGACATACTGATATCCACCAAGTCCACTATCTTCTTTTAATGCTTCCAATCTAGCGATTAATGTGGTAAGTTGTTCTGTCTCGCGTCTAAAATGTTTACCCATTAATTCGTTTCCCATAATATCTTTACGTCTATCGGTAAAGCGTTCAATCAAACTTTCTGGTTCAAAATAATCATACTGAAATTCTTGTGCAATTGACTCACAAAAATCCATTATATTCACATCGTGAATACGTACAATATAACTTGCACTTGAACTGTTACTTACAAAACCGTTTCTTAATTTCATGATCTCTCCCAATTTACTATATCTTCTTCGACTCCAATGTTCACTAAAAATTCACGCATATCAAAATTATCCATAGAAGTATAACCTTCTACTGTGTGTGTTGTAACAGTAATAGTCCAAGGATTGTCATTAGTATGATCTGAATGATTCACAATATCAACTAATTGTTTAGCTGTAATCTTTATTAAAGGGATTACAAAGCTACTTGAGCTACTATTACTTACAAATCCAATTCTTATTTTCATATTATCTCCAAATTCTCCTATAACCATCAACGGGAAACATCTGTCTAAAAATTCTTTTTGGTGCAGTTTCAATATCTCTATGATAAAGCATTGAGAATATACAGAATTTACCAATAAAATACTTATATACAACGCCACTTAAAGGATACATGAAGATTGCGGGTACATACCAAACCTTTTCTCGTGTTCTTTTCATGTTTGACTCCTTATTAATTCTATAATATTTGGTGGTGTATAATATTTTTTGAGTTTACTTAAATCCATAATACTATTTACCAAATGTAATCCTTGTTGTCTACGTATTTCTTCAATACTGATAATCTCTTTCTTCATTCCCATCAATAATCCGATTTCATGCATACTGACATAACCATCACATGCCACATTATAGGCTCCTGTGCATTCATTATCAATCAAAATCTTAATCGCTTTTGTTAATATTGTAACATTGGTTACACTGTCCTTTTCGTCACACAACTTATCAAAGCGTTTTATTTTGTTTAGTAAATTGTTTTCACGAGCACTAAAATCAAAAAATAATCTTGGTCGTATAATCAAATCTCTGTCAAAATCACAACCCTTTTCGCCATGCCATTTTGTTAAGGTGTAATTACAATGTGCGGAAAGAAAATCTGTCTCCTTTTGTGGTGTATCGTTTCTGTCGTATAAGCAACCAGTTGAAATCTGTACAAATTTCTTATTACCACCATTGCACCATTGACTTAAAACCTGTGGAATAACAGCATTACTAAAAAATGCCTCATTATAATTCTCTTCACAATATCTAGTATTACTCTTCGCAATACAATTTATTACCACATCAAATTTATCTAATTTTCTTGCCATATAAAACGGAAATTCTAATGAATCGTTTATTTGGATTTGTGATAAATTGAACCTTTCCTTATCAAGAACCGTATAATGAAGTTTTTCGAACTCATGTCCTAAATACCCCGAACCTAATACTACAACTTTATTCATACTTACTTCTCCATATGTATCGTTTTTCGACAAAGAATTTCCTGACAAAACATTTTTACTGCATCAGGTGCTTTATTAAACTCATCTACAGCCTCATCATATAACCATTTTGTTAAGTATTGTACCTGTGATCCATTTTTATAGACCACTACATAAGATTTAGATTCAATAAATTCTTCTACTTTTTGTTTCATACTGTTATAATCTCCTTACCACCTTTAATACCTTTACGTATAGTGTCCTCAGTTCCCCCTGTACGATCATCTGATACTACAGCCAATATCACATCAGCATCATCAGCTATTAACCCATTACGTTGGAAACCAGCACTCTTTCCATACTTTCGCCAATCAGCGTAATGTATTCTGATAGGAATGTCAAGATGTTTTGCAATAATTTCAGCAAATCTATCTCCACCTTGTGGACATCCTCCGCTACACAAAGAGTCTCCCCTGCGATAAATCTCTAAGAATTTATTCAAACAACGTTTGAAATCTTCTGGTGAGTTTTTACGTCTAGAACCGATTATGCCGATTACTTTCAATCATACTCCTTAATAGAAACACCGGGAGATTCCATTCCAGTAAATCGTGTATCACCTTCTGGTATACATACGGGACAAGCTTCGTCATGTGCATAATCTGGACAAATACAAACTGGTGGACGTTTATTCCAAACTTCAATAGCTTGTTCATCTGTAGTAAACCATACACCCGCACCCAAAGAACCACCACATTGTTTCTCGTCTATACAACTTACAAACTTCTCACCAAAACCACCAGTGAAGACTTGTGCTTCACCACCACAAAACGGACAAGGAAAAATTTTATTCATGTAAATATCATACCAGATTTATTAGGATTGTCAACCATTATAATAATCAGTTAACTCACCCTTATAATTCTCAATAACAACATTCACACCTTCTACACTTTTAATGTAGTTGTAAATAATAGGTATCTTTCCACCACCAGCGGGTAAGTCTACAACTAATTGAGGTATAGCATATCCACTAATATTACCTCTAATGCTTTTAAAAATCTCAATACCCTTCTCAATAGTTGTTCTAAAATGACCTGAACCAGTTACCTTATCACAAATGTATGTATAATAAGGCTTTACACGTATTTTTAATAACCCTGTGAATAATTTTTTAAGGGTTTCACTATCATCATTAACATCTTTCAATAATACTGTCTGACTTCCTAAAGGTATACCTGCATCAGCCAATCTATTACAAGCTTCTTGGGTTTCTGGTGTCAATTCACTAGGATGTGTGAAATGTAGACTCATAAACAATGGATGATATTGTTTTAACATGTCAGTTAATTCTTTTGTAATACGTTGAGGTAATACAGCAGGAATTTTTGTACCAATTCGAATCATTTCAACATGAGGAATTTTACGTAAATTTGAAAGTATCCATTCTAAGGTTTCTGTTGGTAAAGTTAAAGGATCACCACCAGAAATTAACACATCTCGTATCTCTTTATGTTCTTCGATGTATTTAAGTGACTTCATCCATTGTTCTTTAGTATATGTTTTATCTTTACCAACCATACGTGATCGTGTACAATACCTACAAATGGTGCTACAATAGTCTGTAACGAGAAATAATACTCTATCTGGATATCTGTGTACCAAACCATCTACAGGGCTTTGGTTGATCTCATGAAGTGGATCATCTTGTTCACATTGTGAGATGATATGTTCCTCATCGGAAGGCATTACTGTTTTTCTTAGCTTATCACCCAATATGGATGCATAATAAGGAGTAATACCCATAGGAAATTTGTAATTATTATCAGTAGTATCGATAATTCGGTTTCTTAATTGCCATCTCCAATCATTCCATTCAACATAAGGTACACTTGGATAGTTTTGCTCCATAAACCCATGTGTTATTGGGCCTATGGGCATACTACTCGGAGGCTTATCTGATTCTTCGGAACAACACTCAACAGCTTCAACCACATCGACGATTTTTTCATTTTGCATATATATAATATTTTTACTTCCCTTAAATGTATTTAGGTATATTAACCTAAAATTCTTGAACTTTTTTAATGTATCATAAATAGATGAAAATTACAAGGTATTTGATAAATACTTATATGAATATTTTTCGTACTCTATATGAACAGATACTTTTTGAAGCACTTTGGGACTCTGATGCAGTAAATACCGGAGATTCCCCATTCTTAGGGAATGTGTATCGTGTTTATGAGTTGGAATACAAGCTTCAAGCCCTAAAACGCTCACAATTAGGTATATCTAATCCTAAAAGATTGGAAAATATCACTAGACAAGTACAATTAGAACTTGGTTCTGCTGGTATGGCACTTAAACAAATTTTATTGAATACTTTTGCGCTTTGGTTACAACAACATGCTTTAACTAAACCTCAAATTTGGGCAGAAGGACGTTATAATACATTTACGGAATCTGGTGACGATGATCCAAATACAATGATGGAAGGTATTGTTGGTGAATATAGTAGATATGCTACTGGTGGTAAAGTTGATAGATATGGTGTACGTGCGATGTTATCTGTTGACCAATTCTTTCCAATAATCGATAAAAATTTAAAAAATCTTCCATACACTAAATCCGTTCTTGATTCTGTTTATAAAATTTACATGCAAGAAGAATATGATAATGATCCAGAAGGTACTATGGAACGTTGGGGGATATCTACACCAGAAGAAGCTGATCAACATATTGAAACATCTACTTTAGATCAAGATGGACTTGAAGGTATGGTATATGACATGGAATCTTTAATGGGGATTATAGAACAACATGGAGAGTTATCAAAATTCTTCATTGAACTTTATGCGAAACTTGTTTTCCCTGTTTGGTTTGCACATTGGAAGGCTCAAGGTATCGTGGAAACTCGTAAACGTGTTCAAAATGTTTATAATAATCTTAAAAAAGCTTCTCCAAAGGATTTGGGTAATCTAGTTGCATGGCTTAGTGCAGCTTTAAATACTGCTCATCAATCTGGTTCAATGTTAGATTTTGTTCCAGAAGATGATAACTTCTCTGTAAACATTGATGGCGCAGAAGATACCTATTATGCAAAAGATTTATTAGATGCTGTAACAGATGGTAAATTCAATGACCAATGGGATAAAGAATTAGCCGAAGCTGGTGTGTAAAATACTGAATATTTGAAAAGTGTTTAGTTATTCGATCATTGCTTTCTGAGATAGGATTCGAACCTACATTTTGTTTCCGCACCCAATGACAGGCGGCATGTGTTAATCCACACACAGCAGAGTTACCCGTAGTGTAAACGGGAGTTACCGCAGGGTAAGCCAGTTCCCCCACTCATTAACTAAAATTGGTGCGCCTAGAGGGACTTGAACCCCCAAAACTCAGCTTCTTAGACTGATATGTATGCCATTCCATCATAAGCGCATAAAACGAATTCTAAAATAATATGGAGTCTGCACCACCACTAAGACCAAGTTAGTCTATTTTCGGTGTACTATTCGCAACCTTTTGTGAACCGTGTCGTCAATGTTCTTCAACATCCCGTAGTACGTTTCTTCCACGCTTAAATAACTTCGCTAACTATTTTAGAAATTGGTGCTAGTGGTGGGACTTGAACCCACAAACAACAGATTTTAAGTCTGCCCGATAAGCCGTTCTCGTACACTAGCGTAAATTGGTGCATCTGGTGGGATTCGAACCCACAAAACCTAGATTCTAAGTCTAGTACATAAGCCGTTCTGTTACAGATGCGTTAAATGGTGCAAGTGAAGGGATTCGAACCCTTAAACAACAGTTTTTGAAACTGCCCGATAAGCCTTTCTCGTACACTTGCATAAAATTGGTTCCCCCATCATGATTCGAACATGATCTAAGATGGTCAAAGCATCTTGTGCATAAGCCATTACACTATAGGGGAATGTTAAAATTGGTTGTCCTACCTTGAATCGAACAAGGTTAAATAGATTCAGAGTCTACTGTACAGCCATTATACCATATGACAGATAAAATTGGAGCCTGTTAAGGGAATTAAACCCTTACCCACTGATTACGAAACAGTGATACTATCGTTGTACTAAACAGGCAATTAAAATGGAGCCAACGGTGGGATTTGAACCCACATCATCACTTTTACATGACTTAACCCGATTACAAATCGGGGCCATAGCCGTTCTGGACACGTTGGCAAGTAAATGGAGCACCCGACAGGCATCAAACCTGCAACCTTGTCCTTACAAAAGACTTGCTCTATCAATTGAGCTACAGGTGCGAAAATTGGCAGGAACACAGGGATTCGCACCCTGACCAAAAGTTTTGGAGACTATTGTGCAACTTTAACACTTTGTTCCTATAAAATTGGAGGAAGGTGGGAGAATTGAACTCCCGCCACCTTTTAAGGGGTGGAACAATTTAGCAAATTGTCTCGACAAACCGACATTCGACTACCTTCCAAAATTGGCTGACTCGGCTCGACTTGAACGAGCACACACATCCCGTTAAGAATGTCATGGATGGTTTAACAGACCATTGCCTTACCATTAGGCCAACGAGTCAAACTTAAATTGTTTCTTGATATCGTGTCAAGGACGCTTGATTTGCACAAGGGGTTACGTTTACCCAATATTCAAAATGGCTCCAGAGGTAGGACTTGAACCTACACGCCCATTACAGGCATCAGATTAACAGTCTGACATGGCTACAATTACATCACTCTGGAAACGAAAAACAAGTTGGCTTTCTACTTTTTATTTAGCGTCTAAAAATCGAAAAAGACTGATTATGGACTCTCGCCCACGTTTTATTGTTTGCTGTAACCAACTTAAAATAAAACAGATTGTGTTTTCTACTTTTTAGAGAACGTCGAAACTCCCATCTTTTTGATTTATGTGATCGTCTGGTGGATCACTAACGTATTGTTGTTTTTTGCTGTACACAATCTAAAATGGCTAACCCTGCTGGACTCGCACCAGCAAAAATTGACTAACGTTAATTGTCAACTTTCGGCTACTAGCTAAAGGTTAATGAAAATGGAGGAAGCGGTGGGATTCCAACCCACGGAGGATAGTTTGAGCTACCCCCTTCCGTTTTCAAGACGGACGCAATAAAGACGCTCTGCCACGCTTCCATAAAATAAACAGGTTGATTTTCCTACTTTTTACACAGAAAATCGAAACTGTCACAAGTTTTACATCAGTAGATCACGATGTCAGGTTTTTATTTATGTGTCGCCTAGATAAAGACACTATGCCCGAAGGCATTTATTTACTATTTAGTTTATTGTTTGTTTGCTGCAATCAACCTAAAATTGGGGCGATATACGAGACTTAAACTCGCTCTAAAACATTCACAGTGTTTCGTGCTAATCATTACACTAATATCGCCATTGTGGGACTTCATACCACGTTTGGGCCAAGCTAGAGGCTTATAGTGTGGGTTTGTCGTCCCTAAAATCTTTATAACTTGCCAGATATGGCGCATTAATGGCTATTATGGCACATTAATCGTCGTATTTGGCGCATTACTACTTTTCAAATATTCAGTTTTCAAAAATCGTGTTGTGCTTTCGCAATCAACTTCTAATACTTTATCACAACTTCAAAAAATGTCAACCCATAAAACAAAAAACCCTAATCTTTTTTTAAGATCAGGGTTATAGTTGACAATATAATACCTGACCTTATCTCTTATGTAAGAGATTAGACCATGTTGTACTATTTTGCAATGACGTTTTCATATTGTTATAATTATTTAGTATATCCATTCAACTTTTCAATAAAATTTATGAGAAATATTTAGTTACATCAAATTCTTTTAATGTTTTTGGTGGAACACCAGCTTGTTCCAACTTTAAAACTACACTTTTAGCTTGTTTAATATACGGTTTAACATTATGAGAAAGTCGTTGTAAAATTTCAATTTTATTTTTAACATCATTTTCGATATTATCAATATTCTTTAAAACTGTTGTACCATCACTACCTAACATTTGATTACCATCTAACCATGTTGTCAAGAAATATCTATATGTGCCAGTAATCTCTTCACAAATTAAACCCATTTTTTCGTAATCTTTATCATCAAATCTCATAATATCACCTAATTCCTTTTAAGTATTTAGTTGCATTAAATCTCAATCTTGTTCAATTCACCAATCTTATTATTAAGATCGATTAAAGTCAACTTAATTGTTTTTGATTTAGGTGCATCGACATTAACGCCTAAAACATATAAAATCTTTCTAATCACACCCATAATAGCGTTACATGCATCGATAGTTTTACCGATATCTTCTGCATATTTGTTCTTACTGGCATCCAATTGTTCTCTAGTGTTTTTCAATACAATAACACTAGTACCCAACACATCGTAAATTTGCACAAGAGCATTCTTAATATTCCCCAACTTAAACATAGTTTTAAACCAATTCATAATTTTATCCTTCTTTCTTATAATTATTTATCACGTTTCTTGATATTTACAAGATAATCTTCTTCGGAAACATTAAAAAGGTCAGATTCAGAGATAGACCATCTGTAATTCTGTTCATTATGTATTACACCTCTGGTATCGGTATAAACACCAGCAGGTAAGCGATATGGGCTATCTCCCGATGTTAGTGGTATGTTGGTGTAGTCGGGTTTAGGTTGGGTCGTACAACCCGATATATTTAACATCATGATTAAACCAATACCAACCCAAATTGTTGCCAATACATGTTGAATATATTTCATATTAACCTCTCCAAGTTTTATCAAATGGATCACCCCAATTATTACCAAGTTCTGGTGAATTTGCTACCATTGTTCCTAATTCCTTCTCTACATATTTAGCAATACAAGATACTTCATCACATTGTGGGAAAGTCTCTTGAACATTTGCCTTTACATATACACGAATGATATATGTATATTTAGCACAATGTTCACATTTAGGAGGTTCTATTCCAAAGACATTTACTTCTGGTTTAATTTCACCTAATCCACCACGATATGGTAACTCATAAAAGAAAATTACACTACTATCAGCAAAATGTGTTACTAATTTATCCATACTATCGAATGAATAATCTTTTGTGTTATATGTCTCATTATTCATTTTGATAATAGGACCAAATCCTTCACCTACAATAAATATAGTTTTATCAGGATATTTTTCCTTCATTGCTTCTACTAACATATCTTTTGTTACAAGTTTAGTATATGTTTTATGTGTTACCTTCCATGATAATATTTCATTATCTCGTTTAAGCGAATTAATTTGTTGATATAAATCTTCGATCTGGTATAATAATTGATTCTCTCTATTATTAAGAGGTGGATTGAATTGTTCCTTAATTAATGCTGTTGTTAGTTCTTTCATTTTATTCCTTCTTTCTTATTTTACTAAATTCTTCTTGTGGCTCGATTAATAATACTTTTTCACATTTATCTGAATCTTTATTTATATCACCAATAAATCCCCATTTTTTCATTAGATATGTTTTGTGAAATTCTGCATAACGTTTTTTGATTTCCGCAATACGTTCTTCTCTAAAATTTCCAAAATAGTATTTCTCTTCGGATTCAAGTATAACTGCTGTTTTTAATCTGTTGATATTTTCTTCTTCTGATTCTGGTGTCTTAGTATAATCTAAAACATGTCTCCATTTTTCAACAAGTTGTGATGCTCTTTCAAAATCACACTGGTTTGAACATGTACGAAGTATACTGAGTTCTGTACAATCTTTACCACACCATTCACAATAATCTTGTTTATAATCGTTCATAATACTTCATTTGTAATATCGATATACTCACCACGTTTATATGACTCATGCATTTCAATTATTTCTTTGGCAGTTTGTTGTGCGTTTGGTGAACTTGACAAATTTCGTGTAAACCCAAAACCAATGATACCATCAGTTTTAAATATTTTTTGAAGTCGTGCTATATAATCAACTTCCGACATTTCTAAATTTACATAGGTTTGTTTCATAATTTATTTCCTGTATATGGATCAATTGGATCATCTTCAAATAATTCAGGATGTTCTTTTCTAAGATTTCCCATATCTTCTAAATAATCATTACCTATTTTCTCCCAATCTTTACCTATTTTTGCCCAATCACTAGTTTCATTTAATACTAAATCTTTAAGAGATTCTTCGCATTTTAATATTTCTACTTCAATAAAATCTGCGATTGGCTTATCTTTTAATTGTTCGCTGATAATAATTTCGTTCATAATTAACCTTTCAAATGACTATATTTCTTACGCTTCTCACGGATTCGTTGAATCGTTTCAAAGTCGCCTGTCTGAATAGCAATCTTCAAATCATTGTCTTCTTTGATTCTATCCAATTCATCTTGCCGTTTCTTAGCTTCGGCTAAGTCTTCGGCAGTTGTCTCTTTCTTCTGTAAGATGAAATTAACAATTCGAACGATCAATTCAATTATTGCTGTTATTAGTTTCATTTTTCTTCTGCTTGGCCTCAATCTTCATCAATCCTTCATGAACAAATGCCACAAATGCCTTATGATGATCTTGAAGTGCTATTAATTTATTACCTACATTCATATTCATTTCACTTAATCTCGCAACTTGTCCATATAAGTTAGCAATCTTGATACTCTTAGCATCCTCTTCACTAATTTCAAGAGATTTCTCTGTAAGAAGTTTTTCAAACTCTACAATATCTAATAAATCTTGTGTCTTATTAAAAAGATTCTCTTCAAATAAGTTCATTTAACTCTTTCTCCCTAGTCTTTGAAGACATCATAATCGTTTTACCAATAGTCGGATGTGTTCGAACCAAATCACGAATAGCTTTTTGCATTACATATTCAAGATGGTCAAACACATCTGCTGAGACTCTTGTGAATTTCTTCGTTCTAGTGTCTTCTGCAACACTTAGAACGAATTTCTTACAAGCTGATCTATTGATGAGTGATGCCATTAGCGTTTCTCATTTAAAAGGACTTGGACACTTTGCATATAAGGTTCGTCTTGGATTACTTCCTTGATTTGACGTTCCTTCTGTACTGCATTAGACTGTAACCAGCCCACCAAATTGCCTTCTTCAACGATCCACGTTCTTCCACCTGCCATAATTGTTATTTGCATATTATTTCAAACTCCCTGCTTCTTTAATTACTTGACTAACTTCATCTGAAATAGGTTTCTTAGTTTTAACATCCTTCTCAACACGTACACGTTTCTTCATGTCACGACTTGAGCGTAAAGGCTTACGAGGCACAGGTGAACTATTCTCGAAAGTTCTACCACCACACTGAGGACACTTATCCTTCAACTTACACACTTCTGATCCATAACCACAACTTTCACACCACATATTATGTTTCCTTTCGCATTTTTAGTATCTTCTGTTTATTAATTTCGTCCAAAACTCTTTGATCATAAATAGTCGTAGCAGCTTTTGTTCGCAACATTGCAAACTTCTTGCCAAAAGAATTCACAATAAAGGTTCCAGCTTTAATTTTTACTTCCTTACCCTTCTGAACTTCATCTACATTCTCAGAAAGGAACTCTAATGTTAAGTCTTTCTTATCAAACTTAATAACCTTGAGCTTCAATCCGTTTACTTCAACGATTTCATCAGGCTGAATCAAACAAAATCCTCTAGAATCTTGTTGTTCTTGATTCTCACGCACTTTAATTACATCTTGTTCTTGCATATTATTTTACCTTTGGTTTTCTTCCACGCTTTTTAGGAGCTTCCTCAACTTCATTAGATAATAGTTTATCACCCTTTACTGATTTGTCAAGTTTTTTAGCAGCCTTAATAAACTTTTTAGCTTCTTTAGGGTCTTGAAGATTATTACAAATCTCTCCTAACATATGTACTATCGCATAATTGGTTAAAGCCTTTTCATCTGTAGCAATTTTCTCCAATGCATACGCACATAATGTCTTTGTCTCTTCATCTGTCAAGTCCATATCATATTCTACCATATCCACAATTCGTTCATTAGTCAAATTCATACCGTTCCTCATCTTTCTATTAAGAATATAACAAACTTTTAAGTTAAATCAAGTATAAATCTTGCAAAAACGAGAAATGGTTATAAATACTTGTATATATGAGTGTTATAGAAACAAATTCGTTGATTGAAGAGTTGAAAAATCTTAATTCTGATTTAAGTGGTGGATTAAAAGATATGAAACGTACTACTATCGATCTAAATAGTAAGTTTAATAATTCTATTTCAACTATAACACCAATTATAACATCAACCACACCAACAACTAGTTCTATACCTATCTTACCACCAAAACAACCATTAAATATGGATGGATTAAGTGATTTCGTGTTATCTAAAACAGAAGAATTGGTAATTAATGGATTAGATACTGTTAAAGACCTTCAGCAGACCGTAGGATTAACTATGGACGGAAAGGTTATCGCCGCCTTTGCAAACGTTATTGCCGCCACTAACACGGCTCTAGCCACTTTAAATGCCATAAATATTGAGCGTAGTAAACAAAAAGCAGCTAAAGAATTAAAAGAGATGGATATTGCTGCTAAAAAAGCTATTGGACCTGCAAATAATACTAAAAATGTCGTTAATCTCATCGCAAATAGAGAGGTCATACTTAAAATGTTAGAGGAAACATCAAATACACCTATAAAAGGGGAAATAATTGATTTGACCTCCGATGATTATAGCGTTCAAAACACTAAATAGTTATAGCAGTAATCAAAGAAGGTATGAACTTCTTTGAAACAGGTGGAGTAATCTACCTACTGTCCTGCTACAGAAGTATTTAAGGAGTAATATCATGAATCAAGTAGAATCTACAAAGAAATGTTCAAAATGTCAAAACATTAAACCTTTATCAGAGTTTAGTAAAAATAAGTCACATCATGACGGATATAATAATTACTGTAAATGTTGTCGTAAACAATATTCTATAGAAAATCGTAATCAAAGACAAAAACATGATAAAAAGTATCAAAATTCGCACTCAATCTCATATAAACAATATCAAAAACAATACGGTAAATTATGGCGTGAGATAAATAAAAATAAAAGAACAACACAAGCTAATTTTAGATATAACTCTGATATTAAATTTAAACTTTTACAGATTTTACGTAGTCGTATAAATTATGCAATACATAAAAATTCTAAAAATGAACATTCGATTGATTTATTAATGTGTACTGTTAATGAATGGAAAAGGCATCTTGAAGTGCAATTTGTTAATGGTATGTCTTGGGAAAATTATGGTAATAAAGAAAATCAGTGGTCAGTAGATCACATAATACCATGTAATTTCTTCAATCTAAGTGATCCGGTAGAACAATATATGTGTTTTAGATATGAAAATACTAGACCTTTATGGCATATTGATAATTTACGTAAATCTAATAAAATAATTTAAATAGAACCCTTTTTCCATACCCACATAGGTTCGGCAAAGATACCTTCCTTGTCAGCATTGGTATTTGGTCGTTTAGCCATTCTTAAACCTAATGCACCTTGATATTCTGAACCTTTAAGTGTGTTAATATAATCGTTCATTGGATCACAAATATGATTAATCGTATGATTTGAGTACACATCTGATATATTGATTATCATATGTCCACCTTCTTTTAAATTAACCCAAAAACATCGTATAGATTCAAATAAAAATCCTGCTAACCAATCATCAAGCTTCTTAAATTTCTTAAAAGATTGATCCGCATCTTGTGTATATCTCTCTATATTGAAATAGGGACACGACGTAAATATTAAGTCTACTTTTTCACCTAATGTTACATCTTCCGCACACCAAGGCAACATTTTAGCACTCTTATCTTTACATATAGAATTATACATCGTAATCTGGTCATTATATCCAGCAATTAGATTTTTATTTGGATCGATTCCTATATATTCTTTAGCAGATGATGCATAAAATCCTGTTAATCTATCACCCCATCCTGATGAAAAATCCAATACAACGCCATTTGGTGCATATCTATTATAAATATATTTAGCTACAGATGGTTTAAATTGTGATGCAATATATTTACGCATACCTATAGCTTGTTTAAATGTGCTCATAGTAATACTACCCGTAATCAATCCACTCCAAAAGTAATTCATTAATGTAAGCATAAATTTATCATTATTCCATACTCTAATTGGTGATGGTGAATTAATGGAGTCACACGCTAACCTGTTATCCATGTGATAATAGTTAGAAGCTTGAAGTCCTGCATTGCTACCGTTTAGATATATAAAATTATTAATGTCTTCATACTCCAAAGGCCATTTATAGTCATATCGTGTATGCCAATATTCATAATTTTCTATCTTTACACTATCCTCTACAATTAAATTATTGAAATCCTTAATAACTTGGTCAACTGTGGGTTTACTAAATGGTAATGGTATATTATAAATACGAATAGCTTTTAACATTTCTAATTTAATTTGATCTTTTGTGTATGTCGTATTGAGAGCATTCCAATATTCATTAGATATATTAAATTCTCCGTCTTTTATAAAGTTGATATAATTTAATTCCATGTATATGACTATATCATATATGGTACACAAAGCAACATTATTCTACATGGTATCTATAATAATATAATCCTACTTTATATTTTAAGATTTCTTTATTTTTCTGACAACATTTAACTATATTGGATGTATATGAATTATTTTCCGTTGCTGTATCTTTAATGGTGTCATATATTTTAATAACATTTAGTGTTATTGGACAGATTTTATCTATTTTTCTTCTGTTAACTGATGGTTTACCAAAATTAAAATTACCACACCCGCTATTCTTCTCTGATAAAAATATTAGATACTCGTTAGTAAAGGTTGGTGCCAACGTGCCATTTTTAATCTTTGTTGCTATTCTTTTTAATGTAGCTTCTTTAGTTTTTGGTATACCTTTTAAAGCTTGTGATATTTTATTTTTATGTTCTTCTGACATTTTTCCGTTTTTATCTCTACGTTTTGTTGCTAAATAACACTTCATTTTTGTTTCGTCAGTATGTTTTTTATTTAAATTTATATTTCTTAATTTTTCTTTTGTAGTCTCATTATGTAATCTAGGTGCTATTGGCATATCTACATTATATCCCAAATTACGATCAAAACTATTATAATAATTACACCAAAAGGTTTCTCGTTCTTTTAATTGCTCAAATTTACATTCTTCTATAATATCAAATTTAAAATTTTCTACCCCATGTTTCGTTATAGAACTTTGTATATATGTAGGATATTTTTTAGGATATTTTTTATGTTCTTTCCATCTACGTAAAATATTATTAGATGAACCTATATAAATCTTATTATTAAGAATGTTTATTATTTTATAAATACCTGTAATTTTTGTTTTCATATAACTATTTATAATGTAATGTTCTAAAGTAAAGTAAAAAAGTATAAAAAAAGAAGAGGTTATTTCTAACCTCTTCGTAAAGAAAAGGGTTACTTTCATAACCCCTTGATCTACAATGATTTACATGTAGACGTGTGCGGCCCCGGGCACAAAGGCTTCACCAAGACCCTTGACTATCAACAAGTGATAGAACATAGAGCTTCCGAAGATATGATCTACAACACCATAACGTGTAAGCAAACCAACTCTTGGTGCAAAGTCATTAGGTCCAATTGTGCGTTGAATCATAACCGGGATGTAAGGACAGTATACCAAACCAGTGTCATAATAATCAGCACCCTTGTATCCAAGCAATGCGTATTCTACGATAGCGGTACGTTGACCCTGTTGGTACTGGGCTTCTGTACGTGTATCTCTGTAGATATTAAAACGACCACCGACTGAACCAACCTTGGCAATACCCGTAGGCTGTGTATTGACAGTTCCATTCACTTGCATGAACTTGAACTCAGGAAGGTTTTCCAAGATTGAACACACTCTTGGTGTTGCAATAATGAAGTTAGCAGGACCACGACGATTGTTGATAGCAATACGGTTTGCTTCAATAATGATACGGGCATACAAGTCACGATTACGTTCACCGATCCAACGGGCATCAGCAGAACCAGCGTACCAGAATGAATAACCCTTACCCTTGTTTGTAGGTCCACCAGCGGTTAAGCAGATTTGAACCATACGCATAATCATTTCACGGTCAATTTCAGCCTGAATTTCATAACTCATTGCATTGGTCATTTCTGAGTCAATGTCAATACCGTTCATGTTCTTCAAGTCTTGTTCCAACTCAACGCTCCACTTTGCAGCTAAACGTCTTGTACCAGCTTCAACGCTTGTCTTCTCCATACTGATAGTCATCTGAGGAATCTTACCAGACATTTCGAATTGAGCAAGAAGGGCTGCTACACCAGAGTCAACTCCATTGTATGCAGGATCAAATACTCCAGCTAAACCAACTAAGCTGTTTGAGCTTACGCCAGTATGCATAGTATTAAGATTATTCCAACCAACTTCGGTCTGACCTGAAAGTACTGTATTACTAGTACCTGTCCAAGTATTACCACCAACGCCATTAGCTGTCCAACCAGAAGGATCACGACCATCACTATTACCCGTATATCCACCAAGACTGTTATCATCATAGCGGTAACGAAGTGCGAAAGCCAAACCAACGGGTCCACTCATAGGCTGAACACCGACGATTTCATTAGTAATCAATTCAGGGAAAGTACGACGAATCATGGGAATTAATACTTTAGGTAAACGTGCGTCACCTGGAGCATAATTGTCACCAGAATAAGGAGTACCCATATTTCCACCGCTACCAAATACTCCACCTTGTCCAGCGAAGCTATTTTCGGTCAAATACTTTTCTTGGTTTTCCAAAAGTACGGCTGTACTTAAACGCTTGTGAGAATCTTCCAAAGCAGGAACCTTATCGGAGCTATAGTCCAAAACGGGTTTCCACTTTTCGAGCAATTGTGTTGCTCTACTGCGATCTACATATCCACTTGCTTGTGTTATCATTTTTTATTTCCTTTTTCTATTTCTAAATGTCCAAACCATTGAACATTAAATTGTTTTCTTATAATTATTTATCAAATTCAAAATCAATTCTGAGGTTTTTTCTGAATTTTTATTAAACAATCTTTCTTTCGTTTACATCACCCTTCATATAATTAGCAATTTCTTGTACATAAGAGTACTCAGGAATTTCTCCAGCTTCTTCCTTCTTCTCAAGAATTACTTTAGGTGTATCAAATGTTTTCTGATCAACCTTGGTAGTTGCTTTTGAAGTTGCTTCTTCAATCTTCTTGGTTTCATCGTGTTCAAACATTTCAGTGACATACTTATAGTTTGATTCGATTTCACTTGGCTTCTTGCCTTCTAACATTTTCAACACATACTTCTTTTGTTCTGGTGACAAATCTTTGGTCTTCTTCTCAAGAATCAAAGTTGCCTCAGTAGCTTGAAGTTTCTGTTTAATTTCGGTAGATTCCTTAATTGTAGAATTAAGTTGCATACGAAGTTTTTCAATTGTGTCATGTCCATCTTTAAGTGCAGACTTGAAATTCTCACTAATAAACTCAGGATCAACTGCAACAATTTTACGAATTTCGTCCAACATTGTACGAGCACGAATATTGTCACAAGCTTCTTTGAGTTGCTGTGTAGGCATAGCGGAATCCATATAAAGATCAACAAACTTAGAAACCTTTTCGATTAACTCAACACGGAGAGCTTCTGCTCCTGTTTTATAATCAGCGTCATACTTCTCAATTACCTTCTGTAACTTAGCAGTATGTGCGGCATCTAATTGTTCAACGACCTTATGAAACTTAGCTGTATGATCTGCATCAATTGCTTCAATCAAAGAATCAAGTTTACTGGTATGATCTTCATCCATCTTAGCAAGTTCTGACTCAACTACTAATTGGACTTGGGCTTTGCTTTTCTCTTCAACAGCTTCGTTGAACATAGTAGCTAAAGTGGTTTTTGTTTCCTCAGTTAATATTTCAGAACTGATTGACTTTAATACATCTTCTATCTTTTTTGTTTCCATTGTTATTCTCCTTTAGAAATTGATTCATCACTGTTGATCTGGTCACGCATTTTCTCTTTAATACGTTCTGTAACAGCATTTTGCAAACTTGCTTTGGCATCAGAATAGTTATCTTCGAATATATTCTTAATAAAAACTCCAATTTGTTCCTGTGATTTGGTCATAATTACATTTCCTTTTCAATTATTTAGTAGAATTAAATACAATTCCATAAAGATTTGTTTAATTTTTGGGTATCCATGTGTCTCCACCCATTACAATCTTTTTAATACTACCCACTTTAAATGATCTTGTTACTTTTTGACCATTTCTCGTAACACATAATCTTAATACACCATTTCGGGCATATTGAACTTTGGTATCAAGATTGGGATTACGAGTTTGACTAATATTATGTGAGCCTTTACAAGCCCCTAAACGTCCTGTGAGAGTCATAAGATCACCAGCTTTTTTGCTAGGATCAGTCTTACTATCTAATTCTCTTACAGCAGTTATCGATAAAATGTCTTTACCAGCTTGTGTGTGTGCGAACAGAAAGTTCGAAATGTCACTCTCATCTGTTGAATCATCTGTAGTAATATTCTTACGATTTAATGAATATTCACGTAAAGCTTCAACAAATAATGTGAAATCTGCTTTCATTAGTCCTTCTTAATGCTTGGAGCAGAAATACCTTTTCCATCAACCTTCGTGGTAGCTTCTGGTGAGTAGGTTCTGTCACAGTTTTGACAGTATTTGTAACCCTTCTTAGCCTTTTCTTCGTTGTGGTGCTTACCCATTGGTTTGTTGCATTTATCACATTTATGTGTGCCTTCGGTTAATACTGCATCATCAGTTTTAACAGACTCCATTGCAGGGGTAGTTGGTGCAGGTGCTGACATCTTATCGAGTAAATTTGAGATCATACTCAAACTCTGTTTTAAATCATTTACGGTTGAAGTAGTCGTTAAACCTTGGTTCTTATATTCTACAAAGCGTCTTGCATCTACCATGAATAAACTCACTGCTGTCTTAAAGTTTCCAATATCGGATTTAACTTTAGGTAGTTTTGGTTTATCAAATCGAGTGTCATAAGGCTTGTCATTCACCAACTGTGATTTATATACTTCCATTATTTTTGTTGAATCATTATCCATATTATCCTCTTAATGCTTTCATGAACTGTGCAAAACTCTCAACCATATAAGTATCTACGTCTTTCTTAGGAATAGCGTTAAGTCTGCATTGTAACGAATCACAAGCTAATTCAACGATTCTTCCACCCTCTGCAATGATATACTGACGATTTTCAGTAATACTTTCGAGAATAGCAGATTGGTATGAAGGTTGATGAACAAGGTCAACTGCAATTAAATGGAAATTTTTAACCTTGTTGTACTTGCCTTCTTGAATCAATGAGCCAAGAGCACGACTAGAACAACCAAGTTTCACACCATCAATAAGCAACTGCTTAACGATTACACCAGCAGGAGTAGAAAGAATTTTTGATCTACCGTAGAACACATTATCCTTCTGTTCTAACTTGGTAATCATATGGCAAGCTTTGTCAAGAGATACGTCAGTAGATTCTTGAGGATGGTTTAATTCACCTAAAGCACGACTTTGTTTAATGAATTCTTTGTCATATCGGGTAACTTCATTAACCATTTCAGTTAAATCGTAGATACGGTTGTTCTGATTTGGTTGCGAAGCCAACATGTATGGCCCTTGAATATAAACACTTCTTGGCTCGTTATTGTTCTTTTCTTCAACAATAACCTCTAAATCTTGGCTAAATTCGGTTTCTCTCAAATATTTTAATACTTGCATATGTTATTCTCCTGTGTAGAATCGCTTCTCTTTCAAGTATTTATGTAAATAAATGTTAATTTCATCTTTTTTTATTAATCTATTGACATTTAATACGAATGTGATATATTAATAAAGAATAGATTGAATACAGCAATAAAAATAATAACAGTCTGAAAGGTAAAAAAATGAAAACAAACAGCAGAACATGTAACGGCGCAAACGCATTCGAACACTCAGAAAACCATCTTTTGGAATTCTTTTCCAAGGCTGGATCATTATACACAAAGAAGGAGAGTTACTACGGTAATGAGTCTTCTGCTTTGGAATTGTTCAAAACTGCTTGGAGAGCAGATGCTGAAAAGGCTATGAAGTTGCTTTTCTGGTTGCGTGATTGCCGTGGTGGTGCAGGTAACAGAAGTGGTACAAGAGAAATCTTAACTTGGTTGGGCAATACTCACTCAGAATGGGTAAATGCCAATATCAACCTTATCCCTAAGTATGGTCGTTGGGATGATTTAACCGCTTTGTATAACACTCCTTGTGAGAACTCAGCATTAGCTTGTTGGGAAACTGGTATCTTGGGTGATGATTCTGTTTGTGGTCTTGCTTCAAAGTGGGCTGATAGACAGGATGTAAAGCTTCGTAAGCATATGAAGCTTTCTCCAAAGGCTTTCAGAAAGCTTGTTGTACAGAAGACTAAGGTAGTTGAAACCATTATGTGTAATAACGAATGGGCTAATATCAACTATTCTACAGTTCCTTCTGTAGCTTCTGCTCGTTATAAGAACGCTTTCAAACGCCATGATGCACAGTATGAGGAATGGGTTAAGTCTTTGACAAAAGAAGGTACTGAAACCAAGGTCAATGCTGAAACATTGATGCCTCATGATATTGTAAGAATGGTACAGACTGACATCAATGATGCTACTACTGGTGCATTAGCTGATGCTCAGTTGAAGGCTATGCCTAATTTCATGGAAGGTACTAATTACAGAATTATGCCTATTTGTGACTTCTCTGGTTCAATGCATGTTCAAATGTCTGGATCAATTCAGGCATATGAGGTGTCTTTGGCATTAGGGTTGTATTGTTCTGAAAAGGTTGGTTCAGAGAATCCTTTCTACCGTAAGGTGATTCCATTCTCTACCGATTCTAAGATCGAGTCTTGGAAGAATAAGTCTTTTGCACAAGCTGTAAGAGATATTCCTAACGGGTATTGTGGTGGTACGAATATTCAGAAGGCTTTGAACAAGATTCTTGAAGCAGCTACTTTATTCAATGTTACGAATGATCAGATTCCTAACGTCTTGTTAATTCTTTCTGATATGCAGTTCGATCAGGGTGTTGAAGATTGTGGTACACCTGTAAACGAATCTTTGGCTAAGTGGAAGTCTGCTGGTTATGATATTCCAAAGGTAATCTATTGGAATCTTGCTGGTAATGCTGGACAACCTGCTACTTGTGCAGACAAGAATGTTGCCTTGGTAAGTGGTTTCAGCCCATCAGTATTGAAGGCAGTATTGGGTGGAACAGACTTTAGCCCTATTGCCATCATGAATAGTGCAATTAGTAAATATAATGTAGTAGTTCCAAACTAAGATTTATATTTCACTATCTGCTTACATAATGCTATGAAGTCTGATTCATCAAGATCGGATTTCATAGCATTAATAGTTTTATGAACCCACTGTACATTGTCTTTAATATAACCAAACTTAGAGTTTATTCTATCAAGTGATGCAGTTTGTGCTGAGTCTGTACTAAAAATTAAAGTGATTCCACTTAATGCACATAATTTGTTTTGTTTGATATATAATTCCCACATATATTTCAATGTAATATTGAACGGTATTTTTCGTTTTTTTGCATTGGCTTTAATACTCGATAGATATCTTCCGCTTATACTCTCGTAACCTTTCCAATTGGCGTTATTGTTACCAGATAATTTAATACATCCACAAGAAAGTTGTTTTCCTCGTTTTAAATTTGATGCCAATACTTTACACTCGTTTCCACAATCACATTTACATAACCATATTCTATGTCCACTTTTATCACATCCCTCTAGACTAATAGCAGTTAAATTATCAAATTTTTTACCAGTTAAATTATCTTTTTTATTAATAACACTTTTATGTATAACTGGAACACCAATACCTTGTCTTATCTCTAACAATCTATTTCGATTCTTTTCATAATGGCATTTCTTACATATTGTACATCTCTTGTTTCTTGAGATATAATACTCGTCTTCGGATTTATCTTTACTACATTTTGAACATTTAATAACTTTCATATTTCATACTCCTATAATTATTTAGTAAAACGGTATATGAAATACGAAATTATAAAACAAAAAACCCTCTAACCTTTCGGAAAGAGGGCTACCTTGTCGGGGTTGATATATCGAAGAAGCGTGTGAGAGAAATCTTACACGCTTTTTTGTTTTATTTACAATCTTCGCAATATTTTTGATTCATTGGTATTTTTGTGTTGCATCCCTTACATTCGTGTTTCTGATTTGGACATCCCTTTTCGTGGCAACGAACACCATTAATCATAGTTTCTTGACATTGATCACATTTTTCAGTCTTCTTTTTGGTTTCAGACATGCTCTCGTAAATTGCTTCTAGTTTTAAATCTCTATTCATAATTATTCTCCGTTTTAATTATTTAGTATTTAAAACAAAAAACCCTCTAACCTTTCGGAAAGAGGGCTACCTTGTCGGGGTTGATATATCGAAGAAGCGTGTGAGAGAAATCTTACACGCTTTTTTATTTTACATGTTCAACTAATTTATACAACCCTTCAATAGTGGTCGTGTTATAATCATATTCTTTATCAGATAATGGGGTCTGAATTGCAGTGTATATCACTGAACAACCAGCGTCTTTTGCTAATTTATGTAATACTTCTAGATTATTTTTTATCACTTCTTTTGTACCATCAATTGTCATATTTTTACGAATACTACTAATCCCATAAGTGGCTTTTGGTTCTTGGTTAATAGTAATGCGGAGAGCACCATTATTAAATGCTTTCATATATAATTCTTCTTGTGTGAGCGTTGTTAAATCTGATCGTGATATACCAAATATTTTTGGGTGGTCTTTTAGATAACTTATATGTGAGAAATCTGGAACCTCAAGGATTTTACTAGGATAAGATATTATCCATGCATTATAACCACCAAAAGTACGTTCCTCTTTTAAAATTATATATAGATTGTAGAAAAAATTATCTCGCATATGATTATTTAGTATATAAACGAAAAAAAAACCCGACTCCTTGCGGAATCGGGCTACCTTGTCGGGTATCTGAAATTGTCTTCGTATACAACTATTTAGTAATTCTTATGAACACTTTGAGTTTCCACAATTCTTACAAATCTTGCAACCATCTTCAAAAACCAATTTAGAACCACATTTCTCACAATTACCACCAATTGTGCCATCTTTAATATACTTTTTTAATGCTCGTGCAATAGACTTACCAAAGCTGAACATATCACCTTCCGTCTTCAATAATTGGTCTACAGTATATTGAAGAGGAACATGATGGCGAAGAGATAGTGATGTAAAACGAGTAAGCATATCTTCCTCTTCTGTTGTATTCTTGGTAATATCTTTAATTTCGCTACCATCTTCAAATATCAAATGATATCGCCCTTGGGTTTCACGTATAATCTTGCCTGTGGTTAATTTTTTGTCATATTTACCATTTTCGATAGCAAAACATTCATATGGTACTCCTTCATCAAAACCAATCATAACCATATATTCGAATGTACGCACCTTATCTAATTTCTTTGTAACCTTAATGTGGTGGATTTCACATGGAACAATTTTGGGGCGTTTCTTTGCTTCGTTCTTTTTAACTTCTTTATTACCAGTGTCATTTTCGTTTACCAACACACCTGAACGACTTCCATCACGGTAGAACGTCATACCCTTACATCCACCCTTCCAAGCTTTCATGTAAAGTTTTTCCACCATGTCCATACTCACAGATTTAGGGGCATTTGCTGTCTTTGAAACTGAATGTGAAATCCATTTCTGTACACTAGATTGAAGATCAATTGAGGATTCCAAATCGATGTCTTTAACAGTAGAACCATGATAAGGTGACTTGGTAATATCCTTTGTAGGATTACTTTTAATCCACTTATTTAATCCTGTGTGATACATGATAAATTCCTGCCATCTATCACCCATATCGTCAACGAAATCGACCTTAACTGTGCTATTCGTAGCATTGATTTTCTTTCTACGTTTGTAAGACAATTCAAACACAGGTTCAATACCAGAAGAAGTCTGTGTCAAGATTGAAACACTTCCTGTTGGTGAGCAAGTTGTAGGAGAAATATTTCTTCTACCGTACTTTGAGTGTAAATCTGCTACCTCTGGTGAAGCTTCAAAAATACGAGTGAGTAATGGAGAAGGATTATTATATTCAAGATCATGATTATAAAGAGGAAATGCACCCAATTCCTTCGCCATCTCACAAGATGATTTCATACTCGAAACCGCTAAACCCTTGAATACAGTATCAGTGATAGCCAATGATTCTTTTGAACCATACTTACATCCCATAGAAGCAAATACATCAGCTAAAGCCGTTACACCAAGACCAGTTCTGCGACCTTTGATACAAGAATCTTTTATATTCAACCATGTATCCAATTCAATCTGTTTAATTTTATCTGTCTCTTTATCAGATTTAATTTTATTGATAATTTCATCCAAGCATTCAAGTTCTAAATCAATAAGATCATCCATTAAACGTTGACCCATTTCAACCATCTTACCAAACTTACCATAGTTGAAAAATGCTGTATCGGTAAACGGATGTTCAACAAAACTGATGAGATTTACAACAATCAAACGACAAGAATCAACTCCCATTACAATTTCACCACAAGGATTCGTTGTTCGATCATAGAAATTATTATCAATGGCTCCATAGCGATTTGATAAGCTATTATTAATCATTGTATCCCAAAACATACAACCGGGTTCTCCATTGTTGAAATTTGCTTCCATCATTAATTTCCAGATTGAACGAGCGTTCACTTTCTTAGAAATTTCTTTCTTTCCTGTCATAGGCCAGAATTGTTCATAATCAGTATTAGCTTCAACAGCCTTCAAGAAATCATCTGTAAATCTTACTGAAATATTTGCACCAGTTACACGTTTCTTATCAGCTTTCATCAAGATAAATTTCTCAATTTCAGGATGATGTACTGACATAGATAATAACAATGCACCACGACGACCACCTTGTGCAATTCCTCTAACAGTTTCACTAAATTTATCTGCGAATACACTGAATCCGTCTGTAGTACGTGCAGCATTTTCAACATGCATACCAGATGGACGAATATTGCTGATATCTACACCTACACCTGCTCTACGTTTCATAAGTTGAGCCATAACTTGATCCGTATAACATACACCACCAATTGAATCTACAACATTATCAATTACATAACAATTACCAAGGGTTTGTTTCTGATGTTTATTACCAATTCCAGACATTGGTGAACCTTGTGGGACGATGTATTTAAATTTATCAAATGCATCAAAGATTTCTTTTTCTGTGAGGGGTTTCTTAAATTTCTTTTTCTCAATTCGTGCAAATTCTTTTGCCATGCGCCAATGCATATCTTCTGGTGTCTTTTCGATTAGATTATCATCTTTATCACGTAGTGCGTATTTTTCAATCCAGACGCTAGAGGCGAGTTCGTCACCATTAAAATATTTTAAGCATTCAATCATAGATTCTTCTTGTGTATATTTCTTCATTAATTTCTCCTAAAGTGTTCAAGTATTTATACCAATAAGTGTGTTTTACTATAGGTACTTTGGTATGTAGTCGTAACCTCTTATGTTTGTTCAGTTTATATGTTTATTATATAATTTATTCTTATTACCCTTACAGTATAGCATTTTCTCAAGATTATTCAACTCTTTTGATAAATACTTAAAAAGGATTTCATTTATGGCTAAATTTACAAATATTAATAATGCAACCATCGTACAAACTACAACAGCCGATGGATTTTGGCTACCAACTAAAATAAATACTCGTCAGGTTGGATTACAAGTTTACAGTTTTGATGACCCCGCTTTGGATATTATACCACCATCACCCGGTTTTGTAATAAATGATGCACATATCTATCAATCTTCTACTTTAGTTCCTAATGCTACTTCCTATGGTGTAGCTGTAGCATTTACTGTTAATGGTAGTGCTGTTGCTGTACCTTTATATCAAATTGAACAGAATAGTGAAATATATCCTTTATTAGACTTTAAAACTCCTACATTGGTTGGTGGATTAACTTCAACTGGATCATTTATGGTAATGGGTATTGATAATGTTAATTATGGACTTTCTTTGTATAATTATGGTCAACTATTAAATCAACAAAATAATACTTTCAGTGATATTACTACTGGAATAACTACTAATACTATTGTTGATGTGGGTAAACCTACCTTTGATATCACTACTGAGAGTGGTTCTACATATCTTAATCCTAAAATTGAAGCTTATAGTGACTTATTGGAACGTATCAAACGTCTTCTTGGTTGGCCTTCTATCAATATTGATTTATGTGATGAAAATATTGCTGCATTTATTGATAACGCCATTGAATTATATACAAAATATGCTGGTTACTCAGAAGAGTTTATGATTTTCAATACCAATATTTACAAACGAGGTATTGGTATTAAACTTGATGATATTTTCTCATTCACTCCTGAATTAAATGAGAAGACTAGTAATAATGCTAAAATCGGTTTTGATTATGATATGAAAGATTATCGTAAAGTACTTGATGTCTGGTCTTTCGAACAAGGTGAATCAACTGGTATTAATACTTTATTCACGATGGAACAAGCGATGGTACAACAAGTTTATTACGGAAATCTTTTAGGTAGTATGGGATTTGATTTGGTTACGTGGCATATTACTAAAGAATGGCTTGAAACTAGAGAGAAAGTATTGGCGCAAAAACCGTATATCAGATTTAATGCTCGTTCACAATATATGACCATTCTTCCAGAACCAATGCCTAACCAGAACTATTTTGGTTGTATTGGTGCTAATGTAGAAAAACCTGTTCGTGATTTAATTTCAGAACCTTGGGTTGTATTCTATGTACAAGCTCTTTCAAAAATTGCTATCGGTAATCTTAGAACTAAGTTCCAAGGTCAGGTATTATTCGGTGGTGGTACAGTTAATGGTACAGATTTATTAGGTCAAGGTCTTAAAGAAAAAGAAGAACTTGAAAAACAATTATTAACTGGTAGTGGATTTGTTGATGTAACACCTATTAGATTCTTCATGGGGTAAAAAATGAAATGTAATGGAACTAAACCAAGATTTGTAAATAAAAACACAAATGCCAATGAACGTAAGCTTATAGCCCAATGGTGGGAAGAAGCTACGCAATTATATGGAACCTCTGTATCCTATTTTACCAATCTTTACAGTTTAACTTCACATGATTTCTTATACGGTGAGAATCCTACTAAGGGATTTTCTTCACCTACCGAAATGATTGTATTAGCTCAAATGAATAACGATTCTCTTTTATTGAGTAAGTTTGGTATTCAAGCACAGGGTGAATTGACAATTGTAATTCCCATCTCTCAATTCTCTACAGATATGAAGAATCCACGAGCAGAACCAAAAAGTGGTGATTTAATTCGTCTTGATGAGGTTGGTTGGGATCGTCCAAATGGTGGGGGTTATCCAAATTCTTATCCTGATACACAATTAACAGGATTAAGTTCAATCGATTTCTGTACTATGAGCGATCCTGATGGTAATAAAACATTAAATAGTGGTTATGTTAGCGGTGGTGGTTATAATCCTATCGATAGCTGGTTACGTGGACCAAATGTTTACGAAATTACCGAAAGAAGAGATGAAAATATACCCGGGCAGATTAATCCTTTAATGGCTCATATCGTTTGGTATATTACTTGCAAGAGATTTGATTATTCTTACGAACCAAATGCTCCTATGGAAGCTGGTTCAAGTCAGGTTTCGGATTCGTCTATGTATGGTAAATTAAGTGGTGGTACGCCTACTGCGGAACCACCTAAACCTTATACGCAAAATGATGAACTTGCTGCGAAACTCTCATGGGATTATACGCAACACGGCAATCTCGATTCTGTATACGGTAAATATTAAATCTTAACATCGTTACGATACCATAGTAACTCAGGTCCAATTGATGTTTGTTGCCAATCCTCAATTACAATTAAATCTTGATGTACTTCTGTATGACAATCTGCACAAATATAACAAAGATTCCATTTAGCATTAGCATCAGGTATTTTTCGACCATGTATATGATGTTCTTCTAAAATTTTCTTTTCTTCACAAAGATCACAAGGTTTGGTTTTGGAGCGTTTAATTTTTTGTAAACTTTTACGGGTTAAATCTGATTTTTTTCTCATATAACTATTTATAATTTACCATATTCATTTACAATTTCAATAAATAATTATACAGAGGTAATATTATGCCATTTATAACTAAAAACATTGACGGTAAAAGTGAAGTACAAGTTCGTGCGATATTAGCAGGATTGTTCTCATTAGCTATTATTGCTGGTTTCTTCTGTGCTTTAATCACTGCGGATTCATTTATGGGTATTGCTACAATGGCTATTACCTATTATTTTGCAAAAAGAAATACTGAGGAAGGTAAAACAATCAATAAATAAAATTGGTCTTTTCTGGTACTTTATCGCCTTTAGATAGATTTTCACGTACTAATAATGGTTGAAGATTTCCCCAATGATTAGCTATCTTCTGATTGGTTTGGTCTATTAAATCATTATCCGCAAAGAACTGTAATGGTATTATATGATCTACATGCCATACTTTACCATAATTTTCTCTTGTCATTCCATCACGAAATTGTTTTTCTAAATGATTCCATACTTCTTCTATCGTACAACAAAAGGATTCTATTGTTGATGTGTATTTAGAATTATTTTTTAATGCTTTATTACGTCTTCGTCTTAAATTATGTAATAACTTATAATTAGAATCAGTTTTTAATCTTGTTTTAACATATGAATTATCACGAGTCTGTTTTATGGTTCTATTTTCTTTGTTATATTTCTTTACGTAATTTTTAATATGTAATCTATGTATTTCATTATTATCATATTTATCTTTTCGTTTTTCTTTTATTACTGTTTTATTTAAAACTCTATACTGACGAAGATAATCAATATTTTCAGTTCTATGTAGTAATCTATACTGTTTATTACAAAGTTTACAGTTGTTCTGGTGTCCGTCTAACGCTTTAGTGTATTTTGAGAAATCGTCTATAGATTTAATCTCATTACATTTAAAACATTTTTTGGTATCATTTTGACTTGTCATTTAAACTCACCTTTATAAATATTGATGTACAGGACAGCTATACTCACCTGTAGTTTCTATAAACAAACCACTGTTTATAGATTACTGTATCTCTTCTTTTAATTATTTAGTATATTAACATTTAATACCTAATTCTTTTTCGGTAATTATGGTAAACTTCATATTATGCTTCGCTGCATACTGTTTAGCTGCATCCCATTTACTACTATTGATAGCATATTCTTCCATTTCATACATTAATGTCTTTGGGGCTTTTCTTTTACTTGGTAAAGGTTGTTTCAATTTCTTTGCTGGTTTGTATTCAATGATGTATTTTTCTAAAGTACCTGTAGGTGTTCTTAAAATACAATTAAAATCTATAAAATATCTATGAACTTTTCCGTCAGTCGGTTTCAAATAAGGTATAACTACACTTTCAGACCCCCATTCAATGATATTTGGATTTAAATCTAACCATCTGCATAATAAAAACTCAGGATGTGAGCGATAACACAAAGGCATCGACCCCTTATACTTCGATGTATTCTTTAAGGGATAGATGCCTTGTGAATAATATATGTCTTTAGCCATATATCACGTTATGCTACTGGTGGTACTGCTGTTGATGCGGGGGCTTCTGCGCCACCTGCGGGTGCCTGTGCGCCCTCACCACCTGCGGGTGCGACACCTTCTGCGGGTGCGGGAGTCGCTGCCTCTGGTGCGGCTCCAAATTCTGGTGGTAATGCTGATCCACCACCCCCACCACCTGCTGGTGCTCCACCACCTTCTGCGGGTGCTCCACCACCAGCGGCTTCTGCGTCCTTCCAGTTTGGACCAGCTTCGCCAATCTTAGCTAATTCGTAAGCTAAAATAGCATCTTTACGTTTCCATTCACGGTTCTGTGCCATTTCATCATCAGTTAAACCAAGATATTTCTTCTGTGCAAAACTGTTAGATACACCATCATTACTGCTCATGTTATTAAAGTTGTTGTATTTCAATTCGAAAATCTGATTCTGCTTCAACATCATGTACATTGTAGGTAAATTAAACTCAAGTTCAAAACTATGTTCTTTAAGTTTGAAATTCTCCCACATCTTTCTAAGCTTTAAATGGGTAATAAAACTATCTTTTAATCCTGCTGCGAATTGTTTCTGAATACGTTGTAAGAATCTGGCAAAACGCAATTCTTCTCTGGTCATTGCATCACCATCTTTTACAACATTCTCAGGATCAAGGCGACCAATAGGAACTTTCATAGATTTATAAAGTGCTCTAAGGAAGTACATCAAGTCATCCAAACTTCCTAAGTTCATTCCACCTTCAAGAGCTTCTACTGTTGTACCTTCTGAGCCAGTTTTCTTAGGGAACCAATAAGAATCTAACATACTTTGCGGATCATACGTATTGGTAATACGACCAGTTGAAGTATCATAAGTCTTTTTAGACCAATAATTCTGCATAAGACGCTTCATATAAGCTTCTGCTTTAGGTGGTGTAAGATTACCAACATCAACCTTGAATACTAAGCGTTGTGGCGCACGTACAAGTCTATGAATAACAATACTATCTTCAATTAAAGACAATTGTTTATATGATTTTCTTGCATTTTCAATATAAGGAACTTTGAAGTTGTTACCTTCACCCCATCTACCAGTATGAATATAAGTAACCTGTCTTGGTTCAAGAATAATCAACTGTTCCTTTTCTTGTTGATTTGATTTAGGATTAATAAGAGGTTTTCTTACTGCATATCCTTCGATGATATCATTCTGTTGATTTTTATAGAATGGATTAATCAATTCTGTGGGAACTGAAACTACACCTAAAATACCGAATTCTGGATGGGTATCACTGATGACGTTTTCCCAAAATAATTCACCATCAACCATGAAATTATAACCACACTGCCAACCACGATCTTTCAACTTAAATAATTGGATATACTTATCCCACTCTTTTTGGATGGTTTCTTCAACAGCTTTACTAAAATCACCTTGAAGTTTTAAAAGTACAAAACGATTCTTTTCATCTTCGGTAAATAATTCATCACAAATTTCCTCAAGACAGTCATTAAGAACTGAATATCCTGCCATTCTTCGATAATCTTGTAAACGTTTAATTTTATCAAGGTCGAGATTAGCATACATGAAGCGTTGATAATTTTTATCAGCTAGTAATGAACCCATTAAACCTTCTGTCTCGTCCTGTTGTTGACGAGTTATTGAAAGGTCATTAACTCTCTGATTACGGTCAATTACTAAATCTTGAAATGTTTCGTATTTTGGATTAAGTTGACTGATATTATCTAAAATCTGTACACCGAATGGTAAACGACTCATTACCGTAGAAAGAAAGCTTCTACCTGCACTTGTTGTCTGTGTTCCACCAACCCGGTTTGATCCTGTAGCATCCATAATTTAAATTCTCCTATAATCTTTCAAATATTTATAGTAAAAGTATATAAATCTACTAAATAATTGAAGAAACAGTAATCAAGGAGCAACTAACTACCTTGAAACAGACGGGTTATCAATCTGCTGTCCTGTTCCTAAAGTATTTAGAAAGGGTTATGCAAATGGAAGAGATTACTACAAAAGTTTGTTCAAAATGTAAACAAGATAAGTCTATCACAGAATTTTATATGGATAATAAAACTATTGATGGTTATAAAGTGTGGTGTAAAGACTGTTTTAAACTTTATAAACAAAAATATTATATGGATAATAAAATTGAAATTTCAATAAAACGCAAAGAATTCAAAATAAATAATAGTATTAAAGTTAAAAATCAGCGTAAAAAATCTGATATTAAAAATAAATTACATAAAAGGGATTATTCAAAATTATATTTTCAGCAAAATAAAACACAAATAAATCAGAAAAAACGATTAAAATATAAAACTGATTTTAATTATCGTTTAATTGTAATTAATAGAAATCGAGTAAATGAAACAATTAAAAATAAAACATGTTCGTCTATTGATTTATTTTGTTGCACACCACAAGAAGTTAGAAATCATTTAGAGCAACAATTCAGAGATGGTATGAATTGGATAAATTATGGATCATTATGGCATATTGATCATATAATTCCATTAGATTTCTTTGATTTAAATAATTCAACCGAACAAAAGATTGCTAATCATTGGGGTAATTTACAACCGTTGTTAGTACACGAAAATATTTCAAAGGGTGATAATATACCAACACAAACTAATTTCAAATATTTATAAAATCTGAATGCCACTAATATAAGGCCATTGTACAGTACTATTATGTGCTATGGCATCTTCTGTCAATTTACCTACACCTGCCATACCATACCCCATAATATCAAAAAATCCTGATGTATTAATTTGTGGTAAAACAAATGTAATATTATTGTTATCTATGACAGTATATTCAGTGGATACCGCTGTAAATGCTGGATAAATAGCTGATAATCTATGTGAAGAAACATAAGGATCAAATGTCTGATAACTTGATGCTTCGAATACACCGGATGTACCACTTAAAGTAATTCCAGAAAGATAATCAAACATGTTACCATGAATTGTGATTGTTTTGCCACTGTCAAAAGGCATGACTTGGTATGGTGCAACAGAATGTATGAATGGTCTACCTGATATTTCCAAATAATCACTCGTAATGTCAGATTCCAAACTGTGCATATAATCGTAATTATCGAATAATGCTGAAACTGCATTGAAACTCATTGGAATATTATGAATGATACCTGAATTATTGTAGGCATTTCTGTACAACCACCCCTGTAAAGTGAATGTAGAATCTGCGACAATTCTATAGGGTTGTGTTCCAGCAATATCGAGAGGGTAGGTTAAATTAATAGCCTTATTCCACTCTAATTTACAACGAACTTCGTGTCCTAAATCAGGATGCTTGTATGAGATAATGATATATGGGTAAAAATAAGCAAAGATACAAGTCAAAATCTGATCGAGATCACGTTGATATCTTGTAAGGATGCTTAAATTTAAAGCGATTTCTACTGGAACTGGTTGAGGAAAATCCCCACCATTTGGTGTGTAATTTTGGGCTACTGTAAAACCTTCAATTTTATTAAAAGCTCGTTTAGCGTCATAATTAATTGAACTCATAGTAAGTGCCATTACTGGAACTTTAATGTGTTGTGCTTTATTGACTAAATCATGAATAACACGTTGTTTTGGTGCATAAGCCAATGACACTTGTATGCTGTCAGTATTAGTTTCTTCGTCAAGTTCATCCAAACGTCTAATCACAAGTCCATCTAAAGCAGCTAAGACTTGTGTTAATAATGTTCGTATTTCCTTATGATATGTATATTCACGCATGTAATTATTTATGTAAACGTGGCATTTCTATTACCATTTCACTAATTTTAAATCCGTCCATGAAAGATTTTGTGGTACATTTGCATAGGTGATGAAGTCCATTTTGTGGATCAATTGATTCCCAACCTCTACCAAAACATTTATTACAACTCGATTTTGGTAGTTTTTTTAATGGTATCTGATACTTGAAAAGTGTGGGTACATCATCTTGTTGTATTTTAAATGTATCACCTGTTACAATGCTTATTGCGTATAATTGGTTCATGTTGTTACCTCAAATGTTAATACTTTATCATAGAATTTCGATATACAAGTCTTTTTCATGCTATTAATAAGCGTTTCCATATCTTTATTATTCTTTGTAAAAGTCTTAATACGATAATCAAATGTAATAATATTATATTTTTGGGACGCTTCAAAGGGTAAAGGAATCTTTAAGAGCTCGTTCTTAATCTTCTTCTTATTTTTGATATTAACGTTTAAATTAAAGAAGTTGTATCCAAAGGAGATTAAAGTGCCTTCTTTATAATTATTACCATCTAGTTTGATTATGACATGTGACAAAATAGCGGTTTTTAGTAGTTCATCGAGATAAATAGTGTATTCATTCATATAAGAATTTATACATCTAATTGTAATTGCAACTACTTAGCCATAAATTTCAATTTATCAGCAGCACTCATCTTAGCAAAAAATCCTTCGAATAGCGTCCAGAATTTCTCTTGATCTTTTTGTGTATGTACAGGTATGGCTGTAATTACGATAACATATTCAACTGGTATGGCACGCCAATCTTGCCATAATATATCCCAACAGAATACCACATTTTTCTCGACTGGATTATAAGCTGGTGGATTAATTGGTATCTGATAATTAAGGGTAAATCGTCCGGGTAAACTCTGTAATAAATTTCCATCTAGTGTACATAACATTCTACGGACATGAGGATTCTGTCCACGTACACCTAATTTCTCGTTTCTACGTACAAAGGATAGCTCTACTACATGAGTCTGTAGTAAAGCTTTTAATCCATCTCTTGATAATCTTCGTGCCATATAACTATTTAGAGATTACACCCACAATGACGTATCTAATCTACCTGCATCAACTTCATCCAAATACTTAAACATATTATCCCATGTTGGGAAAAAATGATGTTCTTTCACGAATACACCTATCCAAGGATTGAATTTATCCAACTGTGATTTATTATATTTCAAAAGAATAGGCTTCTTTTCAAAAGAGGCAACTACCATCTCATGAATTGTTCCGACAGTTGATACTTCTGGATTATAATCAACAATTATAAAATCTGCTACATCTACTGAACGTAAATCCCAACGAACTACAGGCCAAAACTCTTCTTTAAGTGTTTTCCAATCTTCACGCATGATAATGTCTTTGAATTTCTTCTTAGCATCGCCAATCTCTTCATCTCCATTAGCCTTCTTACAAGGGTCTAATACACCTAGACCATATTGTTTCAATCTAGGTGTAATTAAATCTCTCCAAGATGTACCATCATCAGATACATCTTTGATTGGTCCTGCTAAGTACACAACTCTATCTTGTAAGTAGTTCATGCCTTTTCTTTCAAGATTGCAAAGATTCTTGATTCATTTAAGAAGATAACTTTCTTCTTACCAAATGCTACCATTCCAATACCTTTATCATTGGGGTAGAGAATTAATGTACCAACTTGGATACTCTTTGAAACTTGTGGACCAACGTTTAACACCTTACCGACACGCCATGCTTTTGTTCCAGCGGCTTCGGAAATAATAATACCACCACGAGTAACTAAACCATCACCGACTTCATCTACATTTTCAAGACAGATGATGTCACCAAGTACACCATCGATTTCATAATCCATTGGAGTACCACCATAACCCTTACACGCTTCTAAAT